TGTACTGGTTAAAGTTTCATGAAAAATATCAAGATAGGCGTCCAACAAAAGCTGAGTTAAGACAGGAGTTCGCATCCCCGCCGTTTTACTTGGACCCGAAAAAATGGAGAAAAGACAATTTTGAAGGTGGGAAAGAATATTCAGACAAGGAAATTTGGACGGAAGATGAAACCGACCCAATAATTTACAAGGGGCCTGATTTAAGTGATTCAGGTTTTGTCATAAATTATCAAAAAATAAAGCCTATGGAGCCGGTTGAATCCCAACTTATTCTCGTAAGAGATTTAAAGGGTTTCATGTATCTTTGGAATCATGCGTTGGCGAGAAAACTTGGATTGATGGATTAAATAATGAAAGTTTCTCACATTAAACAAATGGTGGATGAGTTGGTCAAAGAAGAAGTGTTGAAAACGACTGATTTGGAAGGACCATATACCGTGCATGTCAAAAAAGGCAGGCTTGCAGGTCAAACGGTATTTGCTCATAAGCACAAAGTAACAGGTGTTTATTATTATCATAATCCAGATACGGGTCAGGATGAACCGATTGGAACGGAAAACGATGTAGAGGTTCAAAAGCAACAGTATGAGGGTGTAGGGTATGTTTACGCAAAAGACAGGGCCAAAGACCCAAAATCCATCCCCGGCGAACATTGGCGCGTCAAGTTCCAAAGCGAAACAGATTTGAAAAAACACGGTAATACGGAAAAATCAAAAGTAGATGAAACAATATCAAAGGAAAACACACCAGCAATAACAGCAGAGGTTATTTTTAGACGGTTTAGTTACTGGGACATTTCAAGAATTTGGAAAAAATATAATGATGTAGAAAAAGCATCCATAGAAGCTACAGCACTAGCTATTACAGGACAGAAAGATACTGAACCAAAGAAAACATGGCCTTCTATAGTTTCTATATTTAAACAAATATTTTCCAGTCAATATAGGCAAATGGCTGGAGAATTATTTCAATTGTTTAAAAAAGAATTTGAAGACATGAAAAATTTGAATCAAAGAGAATCGGTTTCTAAGAAAGATGTCAAATCGGTTATTAGAGAACTTATTGATGAGATTTGGAATCTTAATAAAAATGATGTGGAAGGTGACGAAATTCATAGTGATGAGATATCAGAAATGTGGGCGGATATAGGGAATGTTTCAAATGAAGAACCAATGACAGGTGGTGAAGGTGGTGAAAAAAAGATGAAACCTACGGGTAAGGTAAGAGAACCGGGAGCTGATGCTAGTTTGGTAGATTTATACAAAGGTAAAGGCGGTCAATCTGATACAAGCGCACTTCCATCAGTTGGTGGAGCAATGTCTGAAATAAGCGATTTAACGGAAAGAAAAAACAACATGAACAAATCAGAATTCTTAAAAAACGTTATTCGTGAAACAATAGAAGAAGTAAGGGACGAGGAACGCATAAAAGAACCTCAAGAACAAAAAAACATGAGATCGCTGTTACGAATACGGTCTTATGCAACTTGGGGAATAGACAACCTTCAAAAGCAACCAAAAAAAATTACGGATGTATTTAACAGAATTATAATGGAAAGTGACACCCTTTCGTTATTACAAAAACGTGGATATTTTGATATCGGTAAAAGTGGGGAAACATCATTAAAAACAATTGAAACTTATGCTCATTATGGCATCAACAATATCCAATCTTCCCCTGATAAAGTTGTCATGATACTTCAAAGGATAATCAAACAAGCCACAGAATTAATAGAAGAATATACACAAGGATTTCCCTCCAATGTAGGTAAACCAATTTATGAAGTCAGTTATGAACCTCCTTCTACTACCGATGCTACTGCTGCTGCAGACCATGCATATCAAGAACGACAAGAAGTGTTAGCGATGAAAAGAATACAATCATATGCGCATTGGGGATATAAACACGCCAAAACACATCCTAATGAAGTTGTTGGTATGTTTAAGAAAATTGCAGATGAAATTGACGGTCTTGTAACGGCTCATGAAAAAGGAAAAGAGGTATCTCCATCCAATGTTAAGGAAGTTGCGCCGCCGGGATGGGAAGGAACAGTTAAAGCTATGAAAAAACATTCTGTAGGCGGAGCTAAAAAATGGAACCCAAAGAAGAAAAAAGATGAGGGAATGGAAGAAGAAGCCAAAAAGATTACAAATCCATATGCATTAGCGTGGTGGATGAAAGACCAAGGCTACAAGTCACACAAATAAATGAACGATGTCTTGATAAAAGAGGGACCGGATACGGTTTATGATAAGGATGGAAGAACAATCGTAAATTGTAGTGAGGGGCCTAACGTTGGGTTTATAATTTATAAAATTACAGACTCCAATCCAACGGAAATTAAGTATGCGTTTTCAACCAAACACATTGATGGTGGAGCTGGGTCACATTGGGATGTTAGACGAGAAATAGAGAAAAAGGAACCAAATACATCTACCGATGAATTGATTCAAGGAAGAATATGGATTTACAATAAAATTGCATCCACATATCAAAATAAATCAGAAGTTCAACAATATAGTTCTCAAATTGAATCAATCTTTGATGAATTAGATTTTGATATTAAGGAATATAAGTGGGAATTTGGAGACACACCCGATGGAACATTTGTAGAATGGGAACACCTTTCCAAACCATTACCTAAAAGAGAAATGGACCCGGTACTAAAGAAAAAGATAAACGATTTAATACAAAGACTTCATACAGCTACACCTGATGCAAAAATAAGAATTCGTTCTTTGATAAAGAAATATCAAAAAGAAGCTGGAATGGAAGAAGATGAATTAGATGCTGCCATTCAAGCTTCTCAAGAGAAATTGGCGTCAGCAAAAGGGCCGTATGATACAATTGCTCAAGCCAGATTTTATCAAGGCGCTATTGCTGAAACAAAACTCCGTGTTTACAACAAAACCTTGGACCCAAATCTCTGGGATGATAGAACACTCAAACCAGAAGTCAAAGAAGCGTTGTTAAAAGTTGCTGAAGATTTTTACAATTCCACCGAATTAAAGGGGGAAATTCGAAATATTCTGTTTTTGGGGTCATCCGCAAATTATAATTGGACACCTACAAGTGATATAGACGTTCATATTGTTATAGATATTGCTGAAGAGAGAATCAACGAAGAGTATGCTCGAAAGTTTATGGATGGGTTGGCGTTCAAATGGAATACAGAACACGATATTGAAGTAAAGGGACATCCGGTGGAAGTGTACCTTCAAGACGTAAGAGAACCCAACAGCACACCACAGCAAGCAAGGCCGGGAGCTTCAATCTATTCCTTATATGATGATAAATGGTTGTTGGAGCCAAATCCACAAAACATTAAATTGGATTCTGACAAGATTCGTAAAAAATTTCAATTGATAAAGAAAAAAATTGAAAACTTGATTCAAACGGAAGATATTGAAAAATTGAAAGATTTGATGAAATCAATAAGAAATTATCGTGACGCGGGGTTGGCTAAAGCTGGAGAATTCAGTGTTGAAAATATTGTGTTCAAAGCTTTGCGTCATAGTGGCGACCTTAAAAGAATGAAAGACACCATCAATACTATTTACGATAGAAAATTGAGTTTACCAGAAGAAGGTCATGTTCTAACATATAAGAAAACAAAACCGTTAAATGAACAATTAGGAAAACCCTTTCTTGTCGTTGGTGCTATTACCGATGATTTGAGTATAAAAAGCGCTATAGACTATACAGGAAGTTCAACGGACCATGTAAAGATGACCAATACATGGAGTGTTTTACATGATGTTAGATGGAGATATAAATCCAAAACTAATACAATATATTGGATGCCTCATGAATCGGAACCAACAACCGGCCAAAGAGAGGAAGTTATAGCTCATCTTCGCAGTAAATATAAAGTCATTAATCCAAGAGAAACATTCGATGCAGGCAAGTATGCTTTTGATGCTCATACTATAGATGAATTTATAAATGAAATAATTGATAAACATGGTAGTATTTCCAACTTGTTCTTTTCTGCCAAAAAAGTGTAAAAAAGCACAAGTTGACACTATTTATATTCAACATCACAAAATAAGGATGATTTTTTATGGCAGACCTACTAAATAGCAATGAAATATTTTGGACGGCTTATGAACCAAAAACACAAAACCGTTTCATTTTGTACATTGATGGTATTCCCTCTTTTTTACTAAGAAAGACAGACAGACCACATATAGTGCAAGAACGAAAAGCATTAGACCACATTAACCTTCAAAGATACTACAAGGGCAAATCCATTTGGCAGGAAGTTGCGATGGAATTGTATGATGCAATTGTCCCATCGGGTGCCCAAGCAGTAATGGAATGGATACGTCTATCACACGAATCAGTAACAGGTCGTGATGGTTATCAAGATTTTTATAAGAAAAATATTACAATAAATGTTTTGGGCCCTGTAGGTGATAAGGTGGAAGAATGGACACTTGTTGGAGCATGGGTATCAGACGGAACTTTTAACGCAGTTGATTGGACTAATACGGGCGACCCATTAGCAATTAACATTACAGTTAGCTACGATTACGCAATTTTACAGTATTAATCATACTTATCAAATTACATCGAATCATTCTTATTTAACTTCAAATCCCCCGTCATATGACGGGGGATTTTGTTTGTTACAATGGAATTCTTAATATTTATGATTATGAAGAAAGTCGTTCTAAAGAGTCTCATCAAAAAAATATTGAATGAAATGCGCTATTCTGAAAGATTGAAAGAAGATTTTGCTTTGGGATATAGCCACGGTATGGTTTTTGATGACCCTCAAGCAAAGGGATGGCGTGATCCTCTAAATGACCCCGAATTGACGGGAAAAATAAATGAGACAGAATACAGGTTTCATGATTTTGATTGGTTAAAAAAAATGGATGGGTTTGGAATACCTACTGATGTATATTATGGCTCTATTTATTTAGGTACGATAGTATCAAAACCCAAAGGATATGTCATAGAACTAATAGATACTCCACAAGGAAAAAGAACGGTCGAATATAGGAATAGAAAGAGGCAACTAATTGACCCAATCGTTTTTAAAACCAAAGACAGAGCGGCTAAAGCCCTTCACACATATTGGAAACAACAAAGGTCAACACAATTATGAAAAAAATAGGTATATATCCCGGTAACTTTCAGCCAGCTACCAGAGCACATTTGGGAGTTTATAAACGATTAAAATCAATAGTGGGTCCTGATAGTTTCATAGCTACAACTGATAGGGAGCCCACCCCCGATGCACCACTTAATTTTGGCGACAAAGAGCAAATTTTGGTGAGACATGGTATCCCATCAAGTCATATTGTCAAAGTTTCAACACTCCCTGTTGACAATGTAGGAAGAGCATCGGAGTGGAGGCCCAATGAAATTTTTGGAAATTTTTCAGCCGAACACACAGTAGCTATATGTATTTTTAATGAGAAAGAAGCATCCTTGTTTGCAAAAAGAAAAGGAAAAATTAAAGTAAGTAAAGGTCTGTCTCCATCAACACAAAGAGATGTTCAAAAAACACTGGAAGAGTTGGCAGAAACATCGGTTGAAACGTGGTTGAATGCAAACGGTAAACCTCAATATTTTCAACCATATAAAGGCAATGAAAGTGTTTTAAAACCATTGCAAGAACATGCTTACGTGATGGTGTTGGATGATTCAAGAATTGATGGAAGACCCGTATCAACAACAAATATTCGTAGTGTTTTAGGTTCTTCGAAGTACAATGATGAACAAAAAAAGAGATTTTTTACATGGATATTTGGTTGGTTTGACATTGGTTTGTACAAATTAATGGTGACTAAATTTAGAATGGCCAGACAAGTTGCATCACCTGAAGAAGAACCGGCAGTATCGTCAATAGCAAATCCAAAAAGACAATTGGAAGAACTGGTATATGAAATTCTTAAAGAAGAAACAATGGATGAATACTATTCTTCCACTATCAATCAACCAGATTCCACAGATAATATAACGGGAGGCATGGATGGTAATGGTGAAACAGACAAAACGGAAAGTCCGGCCAAACAAAAATCTGATGCTCTTAAAAAGAAAATAGGATTGGTCAAGCAAAAACAACAAGCTGAAAGAGATTTACACGGATTACAAACCGATTTAAAATGGAAGCAAGCAGATGTTATCAGAAAAAGAAAAGATGAGCTTCCGGGCAAAAGAAAAGAGATAGATGCTATAAATAAACAAATTACAGCAACAACATCAGCTAATAAAAATACGGTTGCATAATGATGTTACTTTTGATCATGGTGGTTATTTTATTCGAACTTATAGTTCTGGTGGGTGGAGTGTATTTTACAGTAAAATATTTTTCTAAAATAAAGTTTTCTTCCAATAATATAACATCGAATGTAGTACATGACGGCGTTAAATCGGCAATGCAAGAAATCACTTATGAGGAACAAAAGAACAAACTTCACAAGAAAAAAATGGAAATTCCAACGCCCATATACAGTACATTACAGCACGATACTCCTGTTATTTCCGATGGTGATTTGATTCCATATGGATTGACAGAAAAAGAAAAGGCCACATTGGAAATGTTCTACAATAGTGATTAAAACAATCTAAAAATTTATGTTTTCGCCTATATATCTTCGTGAAAGGCAAAATATAGAGTTATGTCAGATAATAATCAAACAATCCCAATAAGGCGTCAAGTAGTTAATGTTCCAGATTTTATTACAAAAGTTGCTACGGACGTTCCACAACAGAAAGATATCAAATATCCAACCGAAGTAATTCCTCTTCCAACAAAAGGATGGTTTTACCCTGAATCAAGTGTATTGTCAAGTGGTGAAATTGAAATCAAACAAATGACAGCAAGGGAAGAGGACTTGCTTGCGAATCAAGAACTTATCAAAAAAGGCAAAGTATTGGACAAACTGTTGGAATCTGTCATAGTAAACAAAGCCATTAAACTTGATGATGTTTTGGTTCCCGATAAAAACGCTATTTTTATTGCAATGCGACGATTAGCCTATGGTGATGATTATCATGTTTCGGTCACTTGTCCTCAGTGTGGAACACAAAACAAAGTGAAAATCAATCTTTCGGAATTGGCCTATAAACCATTTGACTTTGACAACCATCCGAAGGGGGAAAATAATTTTATATTCAAATTGCCACACTCAGGCGTCACAATAACATACAAATTAATGAACAAGATTGATGAGCAAGCTATAGATGCTGAATTGGCTCAAATAAAGAAATTTTCAAAGGATAATACGGGAGAATTGACTACCCGTTTGAAATACTTGCTGACTTCCGTTGACGGTAATGCTGATAGAGTATATATCAGAAAATTCGTGGAAGATTCCCTTTCCGCCAAGGATAGTTTGGCACTTAGAAAATATATGAGAGAACATAATCCTGACGTGGATATGACATTCAATTTCAAGTGTTCCGAATGTGACTTCGAAAGGAGGTTGGACATGCCTATCGGCGTATCCTTTCTATTCCCTGACACTGACTCCTGAGGATAAAGTCAGAGTACATCAGGAAATTTTTCATTTGGTTTACAACAGCAATGGTGGTTTTACTCATGATGAAGTTTATACCATGCCTGTATTTCTTAGATATTTTTATCTCAACATGTTAGTTGACCAAAAGACCAAGGAAGCAGAAGCAACCAAGGATAAAGAGTCTGATATGTCGCCAAGACCAAAGCCTGTAGCTCGTCCTAATATTAAGAAACCTTTATAATTCTTTTGGTTTTCCACTATTTATAGTTTAATAACACCTGAAGTGTATTCGTATGGCAGCTACAGCAAATCAACCATTTAAAGAGCAACTAGAAACTTTAGAGAAAACATCAAAACTCTATAGTAATGTGGTTGAATTCATGGATGATATCTTAAAACGTACCAAGGAACAAAGGCAGTTACAACGTGATTTGGTTAAGGAACAGTTGGATGAACTAAAAATTTTGAATGAAACTGGTGCGATAAATGATGAATTATACGATAAGAAAAAGAATCTTCTTGAAGCAGAGTTAGCCATTCTTGAAGCGTCAACAGATGTGGTAACAACGGACCAGAACTTAATAAAAATCTTCGCAAAAAGATTAAAGATGTATGAAGCTTTTATTGAGGAACAGAAAAAAAGCATAACTTTGGAAACTGCTTTGCGAAAAGCAGGATTGGGATGGTTGTATGATACGGTCAAGTTGGTAGGGGAATATGGATACAAAAACGCGGTTATTTTGACAACAATAGCTGGAATGGCACTGTTGGTGAGGGAGTTATTTCGAGATTTTAGAGCAATAGATGGTGCCGCAGCAGAATTCAGAAAAACAATAGGAATAACAAGGGATGATTCTGCACAGTTGGAAGAAATAGCAAGAAACATAACGTTTCAATTTGCCAACATGGGAGTAACGGCAGCAGATGTTTATAAATCCATGTTGGCTGTAACAGCGGCAATAGGAAGCTCTCAGGCTCTCACTCAAGACATGGTAGCGGACATGACATTGTTATCAGTGCAACTTGGGGTTGCTGAATCAACATCGGCTGAATTTTTGAGGGTTATGGGTCAATTGGGACAATCCACGATGGATGCTCAAAAGAATACAGCTTTATTTACTGCTAAATTATCTGCAGCTGCTGGTACAAATTTAAATGAAGTAATGAATGACATTGCTTCTGCTTCAAAATCCAGTTATCAATTTCTCACAAAAGACCCGTTGGTTCTTTCTAAAGCTGCCGTAGAGGCAAAGAGAATGGGAACAAGTTTGGAGTCTGCAACCAAAACTTCGTCTTCATTATTGAATTTTACTCAAAGTGTAAAAGATGAAATGGAGGCTAGTGTATTAGTTGGAAAATCCATAAATCTCCAGAAGGCTCGTGAGTTAGCATACCACAGGGACATAAGGGGACTAAACAAAGAAATTTTAAGTATTGCCAAACAAACCAATTTTGAAAATCTTGACCCATTTCAACAGGATGCGGTAGCTAGAGCACTTGGAAAATCTGCTGACGAATTGGCAAAGATGTTACAGGCAGACAGGGAAATGGACAAAATAAGACATAGCACGGACCCATCAATACAAAAACAAGTGGAATCTTATGACAGATTGGTTAATGCTAACAAACAATTGGCGGATGATGAAGCAAAGAATTATAGTTTGAAATTAGCTGAATTAGCAAATGCAGAAGCGTTAAAAACAATAACATTAGCTATGCATGGAATTCTGCAAAGATTACTTCAAGGCCCAATAACGCTGATAGCTAAAGGATTGACAGGAATTGCTAAAGTATTAAATTGGATAAATGACCTTATGAAAAAGTGGCTGCCTTTGGGCGCCGCAGCCTTGTCATGGGTTGACGACCTTCTTGTTGCAGTGTTAGCCATTGGTGGTGCGTTTGTATTTGGGAAAATATTTAAGATTTTTGGTGTCGGTGGCAAGGTTCAAAATTTATTCGGCGGATTGGGTAAAGGCATAGGCGATTTTGCTAAGAATCTCATGTCCAAACTAAAAAATGTAGGGTCATTCATGGAATCAATAAGCATGTCCATTAAAAAGAGCATTTTGAACATATCGAGAGGAATTGGTTCAGGAATAAAGGTTATATTTAAAAGAATTGCTGAAGGGTTGGAATATTTATCCAAACCTAAACTTTTGATGGGTGCTCTCGTATTGGCTGCTTTGGGAGCTAGTTTGATTCCATTTGCATATGGAATGAAATTGTTGACAGGTATCAGTTGGAAAACTTTTGGTATTGCTGCCGCATCTCTTGGTTTGTTAGTTGTTGCTGCTGCTGCACTTGGCGCACTTATGATGAGTGGTGTTGGAGCTGGGGCCTTGCTACTTGGAGCAGCAGCCATTGCAATTTTGGGTGCGTCTTTGATACCAGCAGCATATGCAATGAAAATTGCTGGTGAAGGATTTAAATCATTGGGTGATGGATTGAAAGAAACGGTGGATTCTCTCGTAGAATTACAACAATTAAGTTTTCTTGGAACAATCAAGGAAATATTCATGTTGACGGCTTCGATTACGGCTCTATCCAAAGCTATTTCAACGATGCCCAAAGTTGATATAACACCACTCAGTAAATATGCAAATGTAGCGGTTGATATAAACAAACCTGTTGGAAAGAAAGAGCAACAAAAAACAGCTGCAACCAACGATGACATTGTTTCAGCAATAAACAAAGGATTTGATGATTTAAGAAAAGATTTTAAAAGTGGTACACTAACCGCTAATGTTTATATTGACAGTCAAAAGTTGGATGCGCTCATGGGTAGGAGATTAGCCTATACAGGTCAACTGACATAACATACTTATTAATATATGCCTATAGGAACACAATCAGTTATTAGACTTTCGGATTTTCCGCCAACATTACCAAATGTGCCGCCAAATTATCCATCGGGTCCAGCTCCCGGTAAATTGGAATTGATTTTAAATGCTAACAGCACTTATTTGTATCACGAATTCAGTCCTTATACAAATTATCAAGATAGTGTATTAGCTAGTATTCTTTCCAATAGACAACCGTTTCTTTACACATACATTGACCAATATCAAAATGGTTTATTTAATAAATTACCTCAATCTGTTCAATCGCTTGGTTCTATTGTAGGAATAACCCCTGATACAGTCAATGATGTTATTCGGGTTTCCAATTTTATTATATCAACATGGGGTGTTCAATTTTTAGTAACACAAGCAGCTATTCAAAGAATGGCTCCATTTGACGAAACAAGAGTTTACAATCCACTGTCTCCTGTTCTTGCTACAATATATCCATTGACATTGGGATTGGGGGAAAGACCTGTCAGACATATTGAAGGCGGTTTACTTGGACTTGCCAATTCGGTTACATCAATAGTTGGTATTAATTTGGAGAGTGGATTTCAAACGCCTGCGAGCACGGTAGGCAATGCTGCTCTACCTACAACTAATACAGGTCAAGGCAAGGGATTAATTCGTGGATCTGATGCAGCAAAAGGTGCAGCATCATTCCAATCAAAATGGCAACCGGCAAAATCAACAAACGGGTCGGTATTAAGTTCAGCACTAAATAATTTTGCTTCATCAGTCAAAGATTCGTTTTCTTCATTTTTTGGTAGTGCGCCAAAAGCAAAAGGTATGTTTCGGTCAGATGAAGAAGGATATAAAATCATGTCGTTGGGTTTTGCAAATTTATATCAACCTTGGTTTGCATCGGCCACAGACCAAACAGATAAAATTGATACTTATGGTATGCCTCCGACGCCTAATAAATCCACATTTGGAATTGTTGGCTCTCCACTTGGTACTGGCAATGCACAGACTGTATTTATAAAACAAAAACTTATATCTCTTCCTGATAGATTTGTTTATATTCCAACTACGGATGGAATTGCTGGATATGTTATTGGTACCAAAACAACAGGTTACGGTGCTGGTGATAAATATACGGACTCCATAGGCAGGCAACCTCAAAGTAATGTGGACGGATTGACTAATTCTGATGTAACATTACAGTATAGTTATTACGTACAGGAATCTAATAATTATCCCACCAAACTCTCAGACCCACAATCGTCCGGTGTGGCAGAAATTGAAAAACAGTTACAGAGTGTTATTAATGATATAAATGCAGCGCCTACATATAAAATATTTACAAATAATTGGTCTTATTTGTTGCCTTATGGAAGTGATGCTAGATATGTTGGATATGATAATTGGACAAGCCGAAAAGCGGCAACAGATATTGGAAAAGTTATAACCGGAAAAATAGGTGCCGGAGAAGAATATAACGCTATGGCGTCAGGGCCCACAAGTGATGATACCACTATACCAAAAACAATTGATGTATATGGTTCAAAGACAAATAATTTAAGAATGGCTGCAACATTTATGTCTGATGGTATCAATATGCTGGATGTACTGAATTCGCTTCGTGATACACCCAATAACGATTCATTCAATGCTTCTTACCCTAATTGGGTTGAATGGAAACCATATGATGATGATTTGATTGCATTCTTTTTTTATGATGTGGTTAATGACAAATATATTCCATTCCGAGCTACAGTAAAGGCTATTTCTGAAGGTAATACCGCATTTTGGGACGAATTAAGATTTATAGGAAGAGCAGACCAGCTATACTCATATAATGGATTTAGTAGAACTCTGTCTTTTACGTTTAATGTGGTCATAAATAGTGTCAATGAATTATTACCATCATGGAAGAAAATAAATTACATAGCAAGTGCTGTTAAACCATCAAATTATACAACCGGTCAAAATGTGTCAGGTCTGTATTACAACCGATTTATTGTTCCACCGATGTTCATGTTGACCATAGGTGATTTGTATAAGTTTCAACCTATTGTTATCACGTCATTGAATGTAAATATTCCTGATGATGCTGCTTGGGAAACATTAAATGAAAATAATTCACAGCTTGGATGGAGTTATTTAAATGGATTAGTTACTGCTCCAAATTTAGGTAAAAATTATGGACAATTACCCAGAGAAGTTGAAATTGCTGTAACTTGCAATGTGCTTGAAAAAGAACGTGCCATTGTTGGTGGTTCTCATTTTGGTCATGAACCAAGGGTTGATAATTGGGAAAATTTGGATGTTGACAGCAGATTTATGACCGGAAGTGCAAACATTCCCTATTTGCCTAAACCTACGACATTGCATGAGGAATTTGTAGAATGGAATGACCCCGGTTCACCTGATAATTAATATTTATGAGAAGATACGATTCGACACCGACAATAACACGATGGGATGGTAAGAGAGCTTACGTTACAACCCAATATCCCATCATAGGACCTCAAGATAGTGATGCTATTGTTATATCTAATGAATCTGATTATTTAGACAGTCTTGCTTACACCTATTACAACGATCCTACATTATGGTGGGTCATAGCATTGGTCAACAATCTTGGTAAAGGAAGATTGAGTGTCCCGCCGGGAATACAACTTAGGATACCGACCAACATAAATAATATTTTGGTTCAATTTAACACTCTGAATTCACAATAAGTTATGCAAGAAAATGTGTGGAAAAAGAATTGCCCCAAATGTGGGAGGGAACAGTCATATTGTTCTAAAAGAGTATTAGGAATATCTATATTGAAAAATACACAATGTAATAAGTGTCGTGGAATAAAAAATAGAAAACATAATGGTATATTTCAAAGAATTTGTAAATGTGGTAGGATTCTAAAATATACATGCAGACAAAGTTTAAATTTAGCAAAAAAACACAATTCGATATGTAGAAAATGTGCTGCAACAAAGAGTGTAAAATATAGAGATAATTCATTTACTAAATCAAATGAATATAGGGAAAAAATGAGTAAAAGTTTACAATTAGCCAGAAAATGCTCCACAAGATATAGTTCAGAAGAGTGTAGGGAAAAATTAAGGATTGCAAAATTAAATCAAATTAGAAAATTGGGAACACAACACACATACAATCCAAATGCATGTCAATTTATAGATGAATACGGAAGAAAAAATGGTTATAATTTTAGACACGCAATGAATGGTGGAGAAAAAATTATAGCAGGTTACTCTTTGGATGGTTATGACGAAAATAAAAATGTGGTATTTGAATATGATGAACCAAAACATAATGCACCCAGTGTTAAAAAGAATGATAAATTAAGAGAACAACGAATTATTAAAAAGATTAAACCAAATATGTTTATTAGATATAATGAAGAGTTTAATAAACTTTATGATGTGATTTCAAGAAAGGAGTTAATGCCGTGCCTGCGCCAATAATCCCGTGGCAGCCGTCCAACGTGCCTTCCGAAATTCAAGCTGAATTAAATAGAAGAAAAGTCAATCGTTCCTTCAAATATATTCAAAATGCACAAGCAAGTTGGGATGTGAATGGAGATTGGTCTAGTTATAGAGGCCCAATGGTTTCTTGGATTCGGGTGTGCTCAAATGGTGCTGGTCATCCTCCTGTAACGGGTTCTTATGGAGGCAGTCCAGAACGATTTGTCTTTTATAGTGGTAAAGGATTTTATCAAAGTTATGGATTTCAATCACCATCAAGTGCAGGTGGTACAACACAACAAGTTATTGGATATACTCCGGGGGTGTCAAAGAAAGGCGTTCAACAAAAAAATGGGGCGCCTCAACCACACATTATTGAAAATTCTTTAATACAACCATCAGACGAACCAGTAAATTATCCTATTCATGTTCCGCCACCAGAAATTTCAAGAATGGAAATCACAATTCAAAAGGAACTTTACAGACGTGCTCAAATTGAATGGGTTTGTTTTTCTTGGAAACAATTAGTATATATGACCCCATATTTTCTCGTACCGGGTATAACTTGCATGGTAGAATGGGGATGGAACCATTATAATCCTAAATCATTGGTTGAAATTGGTGATACATCGTTAATGCGAAAATTATGGGACAATGCTTATCCACTTTACACAGACAATATAATAGATTCAAATGGTAATTACGATGTGGTATATGGTATTATTACAAATTTTAATTGGAGTATTGAAGGCAATAAAATAATTTGCACAACAGAAATAACTTCCAAAGACAGATTGTATTCTGGTATAGCGAAAGATAACGGCTTGTCGGTTCAAAGTTCCACCGATACAACTAAAAATGGGCTATTTCAATCACTAAAAGATTTCATAGATAACAAGGATACAATGAAAAATTTAAGAGATATGGTGACAGTATCTCCGGTTGTGAGTACGTCTCTTTTGTCAAAAGATGTCAAAGACCCCAATAATGGTATGTGGTATGATATTCTTAATCCGTTGTTACAATCGCCATCACTGACTCAGAATGGAACGACAGTAACTCAACAAATACAACAGGCACAAAGAGCTATCAGGTCGTCGTATGTATTTGGTCTTTTTTCAGGCAGACCATCGGATGCATATGATACAGGTGAAAAATTTGGAACTCCTAAAACCAGTGACTTTGATTACGGGCCTAAATCCACACCCGATGCTAATAAATTATGGATTAATATGGGAATGGTTGTAGCCATTTTGAATTATTTTTCCGCTTTGGATAGTGGTGGTAAAAATGGTGAAAATATGTTTGAAGTGGACATTCAAAATTGTGTAATAGGTGGTCATATTAATTTGATTTCCTGTGACCCGAGGGTATTGATTCCAAATTATAAATCACCGAAATTTTTATACGGACTTGTTGGTTTGAAAAACAATACCGTAGGAACATCACCAGACCCTAAATATCCTTATTCATATCAAGTGGTAGTTCCCCTTCCTGCAAAAGCTATTCAAGATAAAAGATTAAAAGATGTGATGCTTCAGCCCGGTAATGCGTGTTATCGTGATAATTTGGATTCCATTATCAATTATAACAGATATAGATGGGCCAAAGTTGCAAATGATACATTTCAAAAATCGCCATTAAACAACTACAGTTTTCCTGCACATGGTCTTGATAAAGCGGTATTACCAGTCAGTCCAAGAGGGCTTGCGGGTAATCAATTGGAAACAGATGTTTCAGGATTGCTTTCAAATATTTACATTTCTTTCGGATTGTTAAAAGAAGCAGTGGATGATGAAACTAATGTTTCCTATACGGACATATACAAGCACATTTTACAAGTTTTAATGAGTGCTTCAGATGGTTTTTGGGATTTAGCTTTGACGGAAGTGGATGGTATTTTCACCATATCAGACAAGAAATTTATAGGAAAATATGCTTTAAATGAAGGACAGGGTGACATAGTATATTCTTTTGATTATTATGATGCAGATAGTATTATTAAGGGTTTAAAATTCAGACCTGTGTTATCTGATGCACAAGCTACAAGAGTCATATACGGGGAAGTAAACAATGCGAATTCAAAGTATAAATACTTGGATAAAAATGATGTACTAGATTACAAATTTAGAGACGCAGTAATAGGAACACCAGAAAGTAAAGTGCAAGGGGACGCACAAGGAGATTTGGATAAAAGACAAACTGCTCAAGGACAACAAATGGATCTGTTAAGTAATGTTCAATGTATTAATTCTCAAAATGATGATGGAACTTTGCAAATGTCATTGAATCCATACAGACAGGGAAACAAACCATATACATTGGATAAGAGTGGTAAAGTGGTTGTTGCACCGACTGATATGCCTGAGGTTGTCAAGTTGGTGATGCCATATCCTCAACTTCTTCGCTTGTTGATAAATGATGGCGATGTTGACAACAACCCAAGATATTGTGCTGTTCAACCGGGTATTATTCTTGAATTGACTTTGCAAGGTATAGGCGGTTTGAGAACATTCCAATATTTTACTGTAAGAAATCTTCCAGAACCTTATAGTGACAGAAATATAATTTTTCGTATTACAGACGTGATTCAAACTCTTGAAGCTGGTAATTGGGAAACCACCATTCGTGCGCAACCGTTGCCGCTTCGTGGTTACATTAAAAGCAGGCTCAAAGGACCATACACGGGCGTTGCAGGCACAACAAATGGATGGCTTCCAGATACGCCGTAAAAAAATTAAACGGATTGACATTCCTATGTTGAACTCTTATCATATTCAACATGATTGGTAATTATAAAGACTTAATAAAAAAATTGCATCATGTACCTGTTGTTTTATGGGCGATTCCATCCGATGAATTTCTTCATCCATGTGTCACAGATATTTCTGCTGTTTTTATAAAAGAATTGGTAAATGGTGACACCTATTGCATATCTTTTAATCATCCTGATTTATTACCTATCGTAGATAAAAAAACCTTCATTGACGACATAAATGATTTTCGTGATAGAAAATGGGTGTTTGATAAAAAATCTTTCCTTCAGCTTTTACCTGTTAAAAAATTATTGGATTTTGATTTGTGGATGCATCTTGAAAAAGGACACACATTGGATAAATTGAGTTTGGAAACTACAGCACACAAATTTGTTTACAGAACGAAAAAGGAATGTGGTGATTTAAACAAGGTTGTTCCATTGTTAAAACATAAGGAAATATTTGAAAAAATATGTAGTGTTGTTTTTGAAACGGAGAAAAATATATTGGATGAAGGTTATGAGAAGGAAAACGAAATTGTAATAGAAACTTTGGCAGACTTGGAATCAAATGGAATTTATGTCAATGCAGATTGTTTTTCAAAACATTTCAATGCAAAAATAAATCCTAATGGACTGGTGTATAGTAAATACAATGTCTATACCAGCACAGGTAGGCCCAGTAATCATTTTGATGGTGTTAATTATGCTGCTTTGAATAAAGATGATGGGTCAAGGTCGTGTTTTGTTTCCCGTTATGGAAAAGATGGAATGATGGTATTGGTTGATTATTCCGCTTTTCATCCAAGAATTATTTGCCGTATCACACACTTTCCGATGGATATCAATGAGGATATTTACAAATATTTGGGAGAAATGTATTTCCAGAGAAAAGTTACCGAATATGACATGGACGAAATCAAGAGCATAACAATGCGACAGTTATATGGCGGTGTGGAAGAAAAATATGAGAACATCAAATATTTTGGAAATTTGAAAGAATTTATAAACATGCATTGGGAAGAATTCAAGAGAAATGGATTCACACGAACGCCATTGTTTAGAAGGATAATCACCAATAAACATTTGAAAGATGCCAATCCTGCCAAATTGTTTAACTACATTCTTCAAGCCACTGAAACAGAAATAGCTTTGTCAGCGGTTAAAGTGGTCAATGACTATCTTAAAGATAAAAAAACAAAAGCGGTGCTATACACGTATGATTCTTTGTTATTTGATTTTTACAAAGCTGATGGACAGAAAGTTCTTAATGACATTATGGAAATAATGACTATGTGTAAGAGGTTTCCTATTAAGGTGTATAACGGTGAATCTTATAACTCAATGGTTCAAATCTATCCTTAATTTTTGGGTTTTTTGATAATATTTATATTTACACGACTGTATGAAAAAACAATTGCTTGAAAAAATTTTAAGTGAGGTTTCATTGGACCATAGAGTAGGCGATGGAATATTCAACATTGAAGAAGATAGCCATATGGAAGCTTTGCGTGATTATCTTACCAAAAAAGGTATTGATGAAGAATCAGTTAAAGAGTTTTCCAACAAGGTTTTGGAGGGAAAATATCCTGAAAGACAAGCCTATAATGCCAAAGGTATTTTAGTTACATTCCCCACACCTGAATATAAACAGGCAGCCATTAAACGTGGTACCCATTTTGAGGATGACCCAACCAGAAAAGCATCAAATATTTTTTCTGAACCTTCTGCACCATCCTCTCCCGAAGAGAAAAAACCTGTTGCGGAACCAGAAAAGAAATCAAAGACAGAACCAAAGACCAATCTTCCTGTTTCTCAAGCTGCACCACCGTCTGATGCTGCTGCGACTACAGAACCTTCCGTTCAAGCCAAAACCACTGCCGCTCCACAACAAACACCTTCGTCAACACCAGCAGCCGAACCAACAGCAAAGGAACCAAATGAGTTACCTTTGCCACCACAAAAATCTCCTGCAGAAAAAGAAGCTGACAAAACCGCCATCAAAGCAATGTTGAAAGGTGATGATTACATGCTGGATGAAGTAGTCCAGTATGTAATGTTTAATGCCCCGCCATACATGATAGATAAAATCAAAAAATTATTATGAACGACAAGAGACAGTTGTTATGCACGTTCTCTTTAGCTACATCTTTCAAACCAACAATAGAAGAAATCAGAAAATTTTACACCGTTTACAACAACTGTTTTTTCGTTTTCTCTAATGTCACTGTTCCTAAAGAAGTGTTCATCACTTACAATATATTAAGTCAAAGTAAAGAGTTTCCCAAGTTTCTAAATACAATTTCCATCCACAGAAAGAAACAAACCAATACTCTTTATACTCTGAACGCTATGAATCAAATTATTAAGGACGAAAATGGGGGAGTATTTGACAAGAAATTTTCCGTGAATTGGAATCTCTACGCAAATTCTTTGATTATTACTGGCAATCCTTCAATTAGAATAATTCCCATCAAACTTTTGGAAATAGTGAATTAAGAAAACGCAAAAAAATAAAAATTTTTTTCGCTTTTTATAGGTTGATTTTTGAGAAGTTTGAGTGTATCTTTCATACTTATTAGTAACAAGACAAGATTTAACGAATTATAGTTAATGATTGACTTTTAGCTAATTAAACTAATTAAACGAAAGATATAATTATGGCACTTAACTTCGAAAAAGTAAATGCGTTTCGAAATAAACTCGCATCAAAAACCGGTAAAAAACTCACCGAAGCACAACAAGAACGAATCGAAAAAATCAAAAAATATATTTGGAAGCCTGAACCGGGCAAACAAGTAGTTCGAATTGTTCCTTATCAATATTCACCTGATTTTCCATTTATTGAATTGAAGTGGCACTATGACTTTAATGGAGACAAGGTAAGTTATCTAAGCCCAGCAAGCGTCAACAAGGCGGACCCAATCGTAGAATTGGCTCAGCGACTTGAAAAAGTAAGAGAAACTTGGGCTAAGGGTAGAAAAATGCAACCAAAACTGAGGACTTATGTTCCCATTATTGTTCGTGGAAAAGAAGAAGAGGGAGTCAAGTTCTGGGGATTTGGTAAACGAGTGTGCGACCAATTGACAGCAGCTATCAGTGAACCGGATTATGGTGATATCACAGATTTAAACAATGGATATGACATTACGGTTGATTTCAAAACTGCTGAAGAATTGAACGCAGATTTCCCTGACACCAAAATTCTCATTAAACCAAAACCACGTCCGGTGATTGACCCTGACAATCCAAAAGCCAAAGAAATCATGGAACTCATTACCAAGGGACAACCAGATATTTACGATATCTATGAACCTGCTTCTTATGAGGAATTGGCAGCGGCTCTTGAGATTAAATTGGAGAGTGAACGCAAGGGCGTGAGTTCTGCTTCGTCTCCGCGTGGTGCAGAAAGAACAACATCAGCTCCAACTTCTGAAACGGAAGAGGATGATGAAACGGTTGTTCTTCCTACCGAAGAGGAAATTGCCGCACACACTCCGCCTGCACCAGTGGCCGAAGTGGTTGCTGCTCCAGCAAAACCTGCTAATGTTTCACCTTCTGCTCAAAAGTCGAAGAAAGCAAGTGTGCAGGATTTCGAAGCAACATTCAAAGATATCTTCCCTGACAAGAAGTAAATTGAATAAAATAAGTTGATAATCACCTGTTTTGGTGTATCATTGGAATAACTGATATGGCTAACAAGGAATATCATAAAGAATGGTACGCCAAAAACAGAAAGAAAAGGGTTATTTCGGCAAGGTTGTACCGAAAAACACATCAATATAAAGAATGGAATAAACGATATAAGAAAAAGCACAAGAAAAAGATGACGGAATATATAAAGTTTTGGAATATTAAAAGAAAATACGGTCTATCTAAAATAGATTATAGTAGTCTGCTAAAGAAACAAAATTATAACTGTGCTGTTTGTGAAACCCCTTTATCTACAAACACAAAAAAGATTCATATAGACCACTGCCATTTATCTGGAAAAGTTAGAGGTATTGTTCATCAAGAGTGTAATCATTTGCTTGGTCTTTCAAAAGATAATGTAGAGTTGTTAAAGAAAGCAATAAAATATATACAAAAATATTCAAAATAATAAGTTATGAAAACAAAAACATCAACATGGAAATCCATTCAAAAAGCCGGTAATAAAATATCATTAGATGCATTTGAAGAACAAAAAATGCTTACTGCATCACAAGCTCAAGAAAATGTTAAAAAGGTTGGTGGTGCGATGAAATCTATTCTTAAAGATATAAATCAAAACGTTATATATTTTTCGGAACGAGGATATACGAAACTTTGTTATTCTTTGTGTCAAGTGAACAAAGAACTAAAATCTGAAATAGTAACCAAATTAAAAAATCTTGGTTATAAAGTTGATAGTGATGATTTGGGATTGGTAGTAAATATTTCTTGGTAAGTTATGAATAAGAACACATTTAAATTTCTATTTGGAAATAAAAGAGTAACATATTCCCCAAAAGAAGATATTACGCCATATGAAGTTGCAAAGTGTATGGAAATAATGTTGGAAAAAACAGGGCTTGGCTTTCAAAAAGTAATGGGTACTCATGAAACGTGGGAAATTATACAGTCTTATTCAAGTAATATTAGTCGTCACTTTAGAATAGAATAAAATTTATGGCAAAAGGAAAATCTGTTCATGTAGAAGGTGAAGTTGACAAAGTTCAAAAGGTGGAAAGAAGTGAACTTGCTGAACTTATTGTAAAAACAATGAACAAGTCGCAGACTGATGGTAGTCGTGTGGCGTATTTTTTGGATGAACAGGAAGACCCTTCAATGGTTTCCGATTGGATTTCCACTGGTTCCAGCCTGCTCGATTTAGCTATTTCAAATAGAAAAAATGGTGGTTTGCCTGTAGGAAGAATCGTTGAATTACACGGACTTGAAAGCACAGGTAAGTCTCTTATTTGCGCACATATTATAGCTAACACTCAAAAAATGGGTGGAAAAGCTGTGTTTATAGACACTGAAAATGCAGCTGCACCTGAATTTTGGAAAGCAGTAGGGGTTGATATTAAAGAAATGGGTTATGCCACCCTGTTTACTGTGGAAGAAGTTTTCTCCAAAATTGAAGAAGTTATAGGCGCAGTAAGAAAAACCAACGGCGATGTATTGTTGACTATTGTGGTTGATTCTCTTTCTCAAGCTTCCTGTGAAACAGAAATGGAATCAAAACACGGTAAAGATGGATATAATACTTCAAAAGCTATTATTATCAGCAAAGCTTGCAGAAAAATTACAGGTCTTATCGGAAGACAGAGAGTTTTGATTGTATTCACCAATCAGCTTCGCATGAATCTAAATGCTGTAAAATTTGGTGATAAATGGATTGTTCCGGGTGGCAAGGCGATGGCTTTCGCTTCATCCGTTCGTGTTCGCCTTGGCAACACAGGTGCTTTGAAAAAAGGTAACAAGATTATAGGTAACAACTGCAAGGCCGTCGTAACCAAAAATAGAATGGGGCCGCCAAAAAGAAGTGCTTTGTTTGAAATCCATTTTGATTCAGGTATTCAAGACTTGAAAAGTTGGTTGGATTTTATGAAGGAATGTGGTATTGCCAAAAAAGTTGATGATAAATATAACATCAAACTTCCGTCTGACACGATTAAAGTTACCGTACCTGAATTTGTTGAAAAAATAAATACCGACCAAAAATTCAAAGATGAAGTTTATGATGCTATAGCCAACGAATACATCATGAAGTATCGTGACCCCAATTCTCAAATTCAAGAGGATGTTGAAGTGGACGAGAACGCTGAGGAAGATTAATATTATGAAAATTAAAGACATAGAATACAAATTCAACCCATACAGGGCTGCAGCAGGTGGTCAATACACTCTTTCTTTTAACAAGAAAGAAACGTTGGAAGCTCTGGAAAAAATGAAGTCGAAATTAATTGAGTTGAAAAATAAATATCCATCCTTAAAAAATCTTGATTTGAATTTGTATGGAACCAGAGCATATCTGTGCTGGAACAGAGATTATGACAAGGAAGAACGTCAAAAGATTAAGGAACACGTTAAAAAAGAAAAGGAAAAGTGGAAAAAGACTCATATTAGAGACGTTAAAAAAGAAGCAAAAAAATTGGGTATTATATGAGTAAACCAGTAACATGTGAAAAATGTGGTGGTATCAAAGCTGGAACAGAAAGATGGTACACGCCGGCAGCAATGATATGTGGTGGTCATCCAATGCAAGTTGATGAATTGGATGAAATTTTTTCAGACGAATTGAGCATCAATGACCGCCTTTTAATACTTGACATGGATAAACATCTATCGAGGCAAGTCAAACTTGGTGAATTAATTAAATTTATTAAAAAATGAAAACAGGAATAGAAATAATAGCAGAAGAACGCCAGCGACAAATTACAGTCGAAGGCTGGACGGCTGAACACGACAGCCAGCATACGCGCGGAGAATTAGCCTTTGCAGCAAAATCATACGCTGAACATGCTGCATGTCAATCTGCGGCAAAAGAACAATTTGCAGGAGTGCAAACTGATTATCATCCGCAATGGTGGCCTTGGGATATGAAATGGTGGAAACCATCAACAGACCCCATTAGAAATCTTGCCAAAGCTGGTGCTTTGATAGCTGCTGAAATTGACAGGCTTCAACGATTGAATAATGGATAAAAATCAGGATATATTTTCTATTTGGGAAAACCTCAAAGCAGAAAAGAAATTGGCCAATGAAAAGGGGTTGGGTGCGGCAATCAAAAAAGAAGTTTTGATTGTGGATGGAACGAATACTTTTTTGCGTTGTTTTGCTGCCATTCCCACACTTAATGAAGATGGATTACATACGGGTGGTATTTCTGGCTTTTTGAAAAGTGTTGGTCATGCAATCAAACAATTTCAACCTGACAGATGTGTAATCGTTTTTGATGGGGTTGGTGGTTCCATGAAACGTCGAAAGATTTTTTCAGAATACAAGGAACATAGAAAAACAAAAGTCCGCCTTAATAGAATCTATGAAGATACATCATTGGGTGATGAAGATATTTCTCTAAAAAAACAATTTCAACGATTGGTGGTGTATTTGCAAAGTCTCCCTGTAAATGTAATTGCTCTTGATAATGTTGAAGCTGACGATACGATTGCTTATTTAGCTTTGGATTCTTTTAAAGATTGGAATTCAATAATCATGTCATCTGACAAGGATTTTTTACAAATAGTAAACGACCATGTTAAAGTCTGGAGTCCTACTAAAAAACGTATATACGGGCCTCAAGACGTGTTAAATGAATATGGGGTCAGTTCTCAAAATTTTGTCTATTTCAGAACATTGTCAGGCGACGTGTCAGACAACGTGCCGGGCGTCCGTGGATGCGGCCTAAAGACGGTTGTGAAGGCGTTTCCCATGTTGGGTGGGGATGGGGTGGATTTGAAGGTTTTACACGACCATTCTGTTGAATCTGGTAATAAATTAAAGGTTTATGACGCCATTGTTCAGAATTGGACAGACGTTGAAAGAAATTATGCTTTGATGCAGTTAACAGATACAGCGTTAACCACTATGGCCCAATTACATGTGAAAGAAGTTCTGGATAATCCCATTCCAAAACTTAACAGGTTTGAATTGATAAGACAAATGAGTTCAGATAATTTAACAAATACCATTTACAACTTACCAAGTTGGATAACCGAATGTTTTGATAAGTTGAATAATTTTGTGAGAAGTTAAATAAAAAAGGCGTTAAAGATTTTGCTCTCTAACGCCTTTTGTGTGAAATTTAATTATTAACCATTCCAATTTTTGGGTGGTTGAGCATATCCACTTGGAAAACTTTGTGGTAAGTTGGTGGATAGTTTATTTGTAATGGGAACGCCCATGTTGATTAAAGCTTCTCTTGAAGCATAGTAGATGTCAAACGAATGAGCTAAACATCCACGGTCAAATGTAACATTGTAAACTTTACTGTATTCTTTTCTACCCCATTCTGTACCCATATCAAACGATAGTTCTTTCTCTGATTCAAAAAAATCACAAGAATCTTCACTATAACCATTTAAGTTTTGGCCGCAATCTTTAAATGCGGTAGTATTACTACCGCCTTTGGTTGCACCTACTGGAGCTGCTGCACAAGCAGTTGATATGTTGAATATGTTGAATATATCTGATGTGCCAGCATTGTTACAGGTGTAGTTAACGTTAGATGTATAAGTCGAAGGAATGTTACCTGCTGATAATCCTTTTCCGCCTCCGCTTATTAGTCCTCCACAACTGTAGGAAGCAGTAATGTTATTACCACAAGTATTCCATGTAGTCCACGTATAAGGAGGCCACGGTTGAAGATATGGAGGATTGTTGATGATTGTTGTGGTCACAATAGGTTCTTTTTCATAGAAAATTCTAAGACCAATCACACCACAATTCTTTTCAGAACCATCTTCCTTGGATTGTGCGTAGGTGTTTCCATAAAATTTATAACCAAATTTAAACATGGCCCATTCATCATCTGAAAATCTAAATCCCTTTATTTTTTCAGAGGAATATGCACCAATGATGTAGCCTGTGTCTGTATCTGATGCAGCTTTGCCTGTGAGAACGTTTAGTCCATCTACTGAACCTACTGCAAGAACTCTCTTACCATAATTGTTTTTGATTTCTATTACATATTCAGAGCCATTTTTAGCTTCAATGTATGTTTTACCTTGATGTTGGTATTGTTTGCAACGGTTGCCGTTGACTAGGATATTGAGGTCGAAACTCATATTTTCTTATCTTTCTTTTAGTTGTTTATTCTAAACTCAAGCGGCTCATACAGCCGATTTCGTATGACCATATATAGGAAACTGTGGAAAAAAACTAATTTTTTAATTGTTTTTGTTTTGCTAATTTTCTATAAAGCACATGCTGTTTTTTAATTATATTTGAACACCTTTTACAGATGGTTAATTTTTTCCCCTCTGGAGTTACGTAAAGAGGATTTTTATGACATATTGTGCATATATTTTTCTTTAAATATTCAAGACGTTTCGATTTAGCGTATGCGCTTTGTAATTCTGCGCAATCTGCACAGAATCGTAATCGCTTTCCACTGGGGAGAAGAACCCCTTGCTTTTGCCTACAACGGAGGCAAAGTCCTTTATCTATCAATCCTTGAACCAAATCACGTCTTTGTTTGAGATGTTTTGTGCAATATGTTTTTGTCGTTCCGTCTTTATTTTTTTCGGCAGGTTCGCCACACTCCCCACATAGTCCTTGTGCTATTCTTGCAGCTCTGCGTTTTTTTATGTAGAAAGCCAATTTTTGATTAGGCGTCATTGTTTTAAGTAATTCTATTTCTTTTGGAGTTAAAGTATAACCTTTTGGTGTTCTCGGTTTCTTTGCACTTGTTGTTGGTTGAATTATCTTGGTTGTTGCAGGTTGTATTTTTGATGAGGTTGTTGTTCTTAAAATTGGTGCTATTTTGTTTGGAAACATTTGCAAAAATCTACGAGTGTCATCACTAAAGTCTTCCATGTGCATTTCGGTTATAGGACTTGACTCTTCAATTTCATAACCAGACCAATGTAATTTAGCTTTGCGTTGTCTCTCCACTTCTTTTTTTAGGTCGTTACATTTTTTACAAAACAATGTTTGTCTGCCCTTTTCATTTTTTTCAGCAGGTTCTTTTTTACATCGGAGACAAAGACCTTGTGCTAATGCTTGAAGTCTTAACGTTTCAAGTTCATCTATGCATTTTTGACAAAGTTTTTTACCCGGTAACGGTGGGTTTGGACATCTACTGCAAGATTTTCTTTTTCTGACAAGCCGATTTCTGGCGTCCCTAAATGCTTGAAGACACACATCACAATATACAGCCCTTGTTCCATCTGGTTTTATTCTTGTAAAATTTTCACCACATTGAATACAAAGTCCTTTAGCTTTTCTTGCTTGATGAAGTTTTTTTGTTGCAAACGCCTGTCTTTGTCTAAGCGTCATGTTCCTTAAAGATAACTCTTCTTCCGGAGTTAATGTATATTCCGTGCTCGTTGGGTCGCCTACACTTCTATTGTAAATTCTAGCTTCCTCTATTGCTTCTCTGACAAGTTGCTTTACATCCTCTTTGGTCATGAATATAAATATACTTAAAATAAGTGTGTGGTGAATTAAAAAAGGGATGAATTGGTATAAAAAGTTTACTATTTAGGGCCATAGTGTAAAGTACCGGAACAAATAAAATATATGGAAGAAACGAACAATCTCAAAAAATACGGTAGTGAATTTCAATCTAAGTGTGTGGCATCATTGGTAACAAACCAGTTGTTTGTAGAACAGATTTTTGATATTCTAACCTCTGACTATTTCGAGTCGGATGCAAATAAATGGATAGTTCAACAGATTATGGATTATTTTCTGAAATATAAATCATGTCCAACTCTTCAAGTATTTGGAATCGAATCAGAAAAAATAAGAAGTAATGTATTGAAAGCTGCTGTAATTGAACAACTTAAAAACGTTTATACCAATTATATTGAGTCACAGGATTTGAAGTTTGTGTCGGAACAATTTTTGGAATTCTGTAAGAATCAGAAAATGAAAAATGCAATCATATCATCAACTGATTATTTGAAGTTGGGTGAATATGACCAGATTAGAAGAGTGGTTGACGAAGCATTGAAAGCTGGTATGGAAAGAAATATTGGTCATGAATATCATGTGGATATTGAAAAACGTATGTCAGCAATGTGTCGTGATACAATCAAGACCAATTGGGAAGAAATTGACAAATTGTTGGATGGTGGTTTGGCAAAAGGAGAACTTGGTTTTTTTGTTGGGCCTGCTGGAAGTGGTAAGACGTGGTTCTTGACTAGAATTGGTGCAGAAGCTATGAAAGCTGGAAAAAATGTAGTCCATATTACTATGGAATTAAATGAAAACTATGTCGGTTTGAGATATGATAGTTGTTTTACTGATATTGACTTTCAAGATATAAGGATGCATATTGATGAAGTTAAGAATACAATTAACTCCATTAAAGGAAAATTATTCATAAAGTATTTTCCAACAAAAACGGTAGCTTCACATGCTATTAAAACATATGTAGAACGCATTCAAATGCTAACAGGTAGTAAAATTGATTTAGCCATAGTAGATTATGCGGATTTGTTAAAACCTGCCGTGGAAGATAAAAACGCAAATTCTTATAGTGAAGGTGGTTCTGTATATGAAGAACTAAGAGCCGTTGCTGGTCAACTTCAAATCCCCATTTGGTCTGCGTCACAAGCAAATAGGAGTGGTCATGAAGCTGAAACTGTTCAGGCTCATAATGTTGCAGACTCTTACAAAAAAATTATGACAGGGGATTTTGTTGCAAGCATTTCCAGAAGAATGGAGGATAAATTAGCTGGTGTTGCACGGGTTCATATAATTAAAAATCGTTTCGGTGCGGATGGAATGAGTTGGCCTACAGAGTTTAATGCAAGCAAGGGAACTATTAAAATTCTTGACCCTACAAGTTTTGAAGGTAAAAAATGTTTGGAAAAAATGAAAACCGGTGAGGATAAACTTCAAGATGTAGTAAGAGATAATTGGAATCAAATCAAGAAAAATCGCCGTCCAAGTGTTGATGATGAATAATTGAACAGCGCTGTTTTCTTGTACCCATAAAAAATCCAAACCACAAAAAATAATTTTATTTCTTAACACGGCTTAACACTGTTTTAGAAAAATGAAATCCTAATTATTGCTCACGTAAACGAGACAAAAAATTTTAGGATATATGAATGAAGATGATATGGTAACAAAAAAGACGGACTTCAATAAGATTACAACAAGATACGAAGATGTAAAAAAACAACCCACAAACGAATATTTTAATGGGAATGAATTTTCCATAGACGCCTTTAACAAAAAGTATTCTGCGATAGACGATGAAACTTATGTTCAAGCGTTGAAACGAGTTTGTGATTATGTTGCTTCGGTGGAAAAAACAGAGGAACTCCAAAAATTTTGGAGTGAACGATGGTTTGATGAAATTTACAATGACTGGTGGCACCCAGCAGGTTCCATTATGCAGGGTGCTGGAACATATCGTAAAATTTCCCTAGCTAATTGCACAACGATTTCTCTCGGCGCACTTCGTGATGGAGAAGAGTGGGACAGTCTTGAAGCTATCATAAAAAATACGGCTTATACAGTTGCAAAATGTGCAGCTTATCGCCAAGGATTGGGTGTAGATTTTAGTCGTCTTCGTCCAAATGGAACAAGAGTTTTGAATAGTGCCAATAAATCTACAGGTGCTGTTCATTGGATGAAACACATTGATGGTATTGGTTATTCTGTTGGTCAGAAAGGCCGTATTCCTGCAATGTTATTTTCTTTAAGTATTAATCACCCTGATGTTGAAGAATTTATAACCGTTAAGAGTGATTATACAAAAATTCAAAATGCAAACATATCCGTTCAACTTACGGAAAAGTTTTACAAGGCGGTGGAAGAAGACAAGGATTGGGAATTATCATTTGAAGTTCCTGCAATCAAGAGAGGCGACAAGGTTTACATTGATGTCCATAGCATAGACATGGATACCAAAACCGACAAGGATGGTAGATTCTACAAGATTGCTACTCATGACAAAAAAAAGGAAGTGTTTTCCAAGGTAGTCAAAGCTCGAAAGTTGATGGAGTTGATTGCGAAGAACATGTATCAAAATGCTGAACCGGGTATTCAAAATATTGACATCGCTAGAAAATATTCCAATTCAGATTACATGTATGACCCGAAAGATGAATATGACAGTCGCATAATCGGAACAAATGCTTGTTCAGAACAGTATCTCAGTCGTGAATCTCTTTGTGTTTTAGCTTCACTTAATGTTGGCAGATTTTCAACTCTACCAGAAGTTTATGTTAAACAACTCGAACGGATTGGCGTGTCCATGAATCATTTTTTGGATAACGTCAATGAATGTGAATTGGTGTATGAAACTTATGCGACTCCACATCAACGATTAGCAATTCAAAAACTTAGAAGAACGGGGGCCGGTGTCACCAATATTGTTGGTTGGTTGTTTAAGAAAAATCTTGCGTATGCTACCAAGGAAGCCAACGATGCTTTTGAAGAATTTATTAAACTTTTTAACTACTGGCTTTATTACAGTTCAGAAATGAACGGAAAAGAAAAAGGTAATTTTGGTCTTTTTGACAAAGAGAAATGGAAGTCCTCCCCGTTTGTTCAAAGAGTTCTTGAGGAATCAATTAAACTCCACGATAAATATGGTGTTCCCGTTCTTAACGGGAATAGTGCTAGAAATGTGACCAACAGTTCTATCGCACCAACGGGTACTTTGAGTTTGATGTTCAGAAATTTGGTTATGAGTTACGGTATTGAGGCTGCTTTCTTTCTTTATTTTTGGAAGAGAACAAGAATGGAAGGTTCGTACAAGTATTATTTCAATGTTCCAAAGGTTGTCAGAGATGTGTTCGAAGAATCTGGTATTCCGATACCTATGAAATCTGATACCATCCGTGATGAATGGGATGGTCGTAATGGAAAACCGATAGCTGAATTTATAGAAAAAAATATAAGTAAGGTGGGTATTAAATTCAAAGCTTCAACAGAAATTGATCCTATGGATAAACTTGAATTTATGTCACAAGTTATGAAATGGGTAGATTCTTCCATATCAACTACTTATCTTCTTCCGATTGATTCTGATTGGAAATCTGTTTACAAATTTATTTTAGCCTCTCATGCAAAAGAGGTAAAATCTATTGCAGCATTTCCAGATAAAAAAATGTATGGTATTGTTTCCAACATTGCATTCAGAGATTTAGCGTTTAAATTGAAAGAAGAAAACATTGGGATACACCATCAAAATTTTTCCGATGAAGAACTTAAAGAATTGAATCTGTCCCGCCAAAAAATCAATACTGGTTGTGTTGATGCTCCCGAAAGGCTTCCAATATTGGATGCAGATATTTATGTTGTAAATGTTAAAGGGGAAAAGTTCTGTATTGCTATAGGTCTTCAAAATGGACAACCTTACGAAATCTTTGGTGGTCATCTTAACGGTCTTAGCCTAAAATCCAATTTTAAGAAAGGTAAAATTTCCAAAGTAAAACATCGCCAATATGCGTTGGAAATTGATGATATTCTTATTGAAGATTTTAGCAAGCAATTTACTCCAACCGAACAAATCATGTTCAGGCTTGCGTCCACAAGTTTGCGTCACGGTGTTCCAATCCAGTTCATAGTTGACCAACTGCAAAAAGCTACAGAAGATATTACTTCAATGGGTGCTGCTGCTGCCAGAGTGTTGAAAAAATACATCAAAGATGGTGAAGTTGCACGAGGTCAAGTGTGTCCAAGTTGCGGTAATGGATTGGTCTATCTTGAAGGATGTGTGTCTTGTACAACATGCGGATGGTCCAAGTGCGCTTAATTTTAATTTTAGTGTACATTTTTTATATTTATAAGTCGGTGTAAAGTTCTAATCACAAAATGATAATTGATGAAACATTATTAAATGTAATTCCACCGTTGATAGCAGCGGTGCTGACATATATTGTCGCTAGTAAAAGGGCTCGTGCGCAACATGCGAAACTTATAGCGGACATTCAATCACACGCCATAGAGCAAGTTCGTTTAATCGAAGAGAAAATGAGGGAAGAAATATGGGTGGAATTGCGAAAAGTTCAAAAAGAAAACGCCGAATTCAGAAAAGATATGGAAGCTCAACGCCTCGAAATTGATGATTTGAAAAAACAACTGGAGGCAGCAACAAACCTTCGCGTAACTCTTACTGAACAGGTTCATTCATTGGAGAGATTAGTAGAAACCTATAAAACAAGAATTGTTGAATTGGAAAAAAAGGAAAAATAATATACTGTGTTATGAGTTTGATGGAGAATATTCGGAAAATGTTTTACCGACCAAAAGTGTTTTTAGTTGATGAAAATGCAAAGGGATGTAAGCATCAAGCGGATGCTATTCGTGCAATGAATGTGGATGTGGATACTTTCACGGATTGCAACAAATTATTGTATGTTCTTCATTCCTGTAAAACTCAAAAATATGCGGCGGGTATTATTTGTGAAAATGGTAGCAAATATAGGCCGCAAGTTTTATCTAATTTTATAAAGGATATAGACCCAAAAATTCAACTCATTATTTATAAAAATGGAGAAGAATTAAAAGAAGATGCAACTAAAATATTGTCTTTGACATAATCCGCCCATTCAGTTATAATCATTTCGTATGTCGGAAGAAAAGTATTTTGACGCTGAAAAAGTAGTTGTCAGAAAAATAGATAAGGCTGTTGCAGAAGAAATGATTGTAAAATATCACTATTCTCATAAATGGTCTTTGTGTCAGGTTGCATATGGTGTTTTTTACATTACTGATAAGCAATGCAAATTTTTCAATGCGGTGGAAGAAAAACTTATCGGTTGTATTGTGTTTGGTCAACCTGTCGGACGTTCTGCGGCTGAATCTGTTTCAAAATTAATAAACGTTTATGAAGTTTTTGAACTTACCAGATTGTTTATTCATGATGGATATGGAAAGAATATTGAAAGTTATTCAATAGCAAAATCTTTGGAACTTGTAAGGAGAGATTTTCCACAAATTAAAGCAATCATTTCCTATGCAGATGGTGAACAGGGTCATAAAGGAACAATATATCAAGCATGTAATTTTTATTACCAAGGAAATTCATCCTTAGCTTTGATGCCAAATTATTCTGTTTCCTTGGTGGGTCCGCCGTATCAGTGGATACATTCTAGAACAATTTCATCAACATACGGGTCACATAACGTGGAACATTTAAAGAAAAAAATAGGTCATACATTTTGGCGGAAAAAGGAGTCTTCAAAACATAGATATGTTTTTTTGTTGGGTAGTAAAACAGAAAGAAGAAAGATACTAAAAAACCTTAAGCATCCCTTCGAATCAATCTACCCGAAAGATACAAGTCATACGGATGAAATAGAGGAAATTACGGTGGATACTCCGACAGAAAATCAGTTCTTTGGGTGAAATATCCATATTTATAGTAATATGGAGCACAGTTTATTAATAGACAGAGAAAGAGTAATACAAGGTAGTGGTATTAGTGGAAGAATAATTGTCGCACTGCGTTTCACAGAATTAGAGGCTACCAGTTTTGAACAGGCCATCGAGAATTACAATAAAACATCACCCAATAAAAATTTGGTGGTCGCATTTATTGATTCTCATACAGGTGAAACCATTAAAGGGCCAAAATATGATACTACAACTCAATCTTTGGGTAAATATAACATAAAAAAATTTTTAGAGCCGGGAGTAAAGCAACAAGCACCAATAGAACCATCACAACACGAACCGAGAGATAGATTTGATGAATGGGGAAAGAAACCAAGATATAGAAAGCAAATTGTAATTAAGAAAAAATTATTAGGCGGATATTCGATTATTGCTTATGGTGCAGACGGTAAGATAGAAAATAATGGGTTATTACAGTTTATTGTAGATACACCTCGAAAAGCTGCAGTAACAGCTAATCATTTACATGATAGATACAAGTGGCCTATTGTAGATTTAACCAGAGAAACAATTGCGAAGATGTCAGTATGTAGGTTGTGTGCTGATGAATTTAATAACGACGAAGAGTTATTCATTCATTTACACAAAGTTCATCAAGTGCCAGATAATGAAATATTAAATAACGGTTTTTGGGTGAATATAAATAAACTCATAAGTAATCATCAATATCTTCGTCAACATTTGCCAAATAAAATAAAACCTATGAATGAAATCAATAAATTCAGAAATATGATCAGAGAATGTATCTCTGAAATCAAAAAAGAAAATGACCCAAAGACACGTCTCAAGGAATCTCTTCGTAATGTGGTCAAAGATGTTTTAAGTGAAATGAGCACTCTTACGACCAGCGGTAAACCAGACCAAACCAAGGATGAAAAAGAAGCATCGGACAAGCAATATTTTAAAGACCCCAATCCAAGACTTAACAAAACCAATGTCAAACAGCAAACTGAACTGGACACACTTGTTAAAGGCATTGACCCTTCATGGGAAGCCTATTGGGATGACCATCAACAATTGATAGTCCGAGCGCAAAATCTTTTGTACATTCGAATTTGTCAAAGATTTGAAAATAGTTACGATGTGGATGCTATGGTTAAATTAGTTGATAGAGTTCGTGCCATTGCCCTTACATGGGACCAAGTCAAAGCATTTGTTAAAGCAAATTTCAGTGATTTGAAGAACAAGACCATTCCCGATAAGCAAAGGGAAAAAGCTATCAATAATTACGATGACAAGGAAGTAATTAAGAAGGATGCTGGACCGGAAAAGGCCAAAGTTGGTGTCAGATATCAAGACCCAAAACACGGCACAATTAAAGACACCAAGAAAGATGACAAAGACTATAATGAACCCCAAACAAAGAGGGATGAGGATATGCCTGACCAACCGATGAAACAGGTCACAGAACCCGGTAAAGACCCTGAATCTAAAAATAAGAACATCGAAAAAACGCCCAAGGTCAAACCACCTAAACATAAGAATGACAAGACGTTAAGGGTAAAAGATAAGAAGACTTCCAAATTTGTCTTAAAGAAGAGAGCCTAATACATACCCCATTTATTGCTTCACAAGAAACCGTGCTTTTGCACGGTTTTATTTGCGGTTGACTTTGTTATGTGGTTGTGGTAAACTTATGTATGAATAAAAAAATACAGAACATATTGCCGTGGATAACGTTATGAATATCGCTAAACCATCAATAAACTTTTTTTATTCAAAGAAGTATAAATAGATATTGACAAAACACGCTTTTTACAGTACAGTGCTTAACTTATAAGGCTCTGAATATGAGAGAGCAAACAAGAAGGTATAATTATGAGTATTAGAAAAACACAGCGAAAAAATAAAACACGACAGGTCATAGCATGGCCATCACACGATTCATATTTCACCATTGACAGTTTGGTGGAAACAAATCCTCACATGCTTACTTCGTCAGGTTCGGATATAACTCTTAGAGTTCGTCTGAACAAAGCTATAAGTGATGAAAATTTGGTGGCAATAGTTGGGCAAAAAAATTGTGGAAAAGGAAGACCACAGTTGGTTTTTGCTATGCGACCCGTCAAACAGACTGCCATTGATAAAGCGAAGGCTGATGGTATTTCCTTGGATATGCCAAAAATCATGACAGTAATGGAAATTTCCACGCAGTCATCACCAACTTCCATTGTAACACCTGTTACAAACATAACATCGAATCAAGGCGTCAACGCTTAATAAAACAACCACCGATATCTTAAAATATCATACATATGAAAAGGAAAAAAGTTGCGAAACGAAAATCGCGTCTAATAGACTTACATATGTATGGTATTTTTGATGTCAAGAAAAACACAATTATCAAAATTAGTCTTGACCCCGCAGAGATACAAATGGAAGTTGCTCTTTCGGGTGGATTAAATGAAAATCTTATCGAATGTGAGTTTGATGTTAAGTTAGCGATTTAACACCCTTTCCCTTGTAACTCATAAAAAGTTTGAAAGACTTTTTGACTGCAACATCTTCCTTGTAGTAGAAGATGGTTGCTAAATTATTAATTTTGTTTAATACCGCTTGAATTTTTTGATTTGACCCATAAGATAAAGGCATGTCAAATCTATCGTCAAATAACACGGACAAAACAGTGCTAATTTTGAAATGATGATAGAAGAGTTTGTCTTTTTCCATATAATGATATCTTAACGGCGCTTTTCGATGTTTTCCTTCCCCCTTAATTTCTATATATTTTTCAGGTCCCTTTTCAAAAAACATACGAGAATTCAATTCGTAGTAGAATACAAAAGAGTTTGGAGGAAGTTTGACCGATTTTATAATAGCTATGGAACCTATTATAAGAGGCATGTCCATTTTTATATCAAATAGAGCATATTCTGTATCACTGATTCTAAAACAATGGTAATACTTTGGAATTTTTATAGCTTCTTTATCATTGACTTTGTTCTCAGGCATAATACACTATAAGTATGAGTGGATTAGAATTTATTGCGGGTGAAGTCTGTCCAGATGAAGCCAAAAATCATGCATTGGAAGAAAAGAGAAAGCTGAATGAGACGGCTGGAAAATATGCTAAAAATGATGCGTTTAAGTCCACTTGGGATGGAGAGGTTTTTGATTTCGAAGAAAATAAGAAAAAATTGATTGATGATTTGAATTGGTTGAAATCTTTGTCGGTGGAAGAGTTTACCTTCCGTAAAAAATATGAAGAAATTCAACTTATAAACAAAGATATAAGACAATTTGACACCAGAGCAAAAGCTTGTATTTGGGAACCCACCGATATCAATGATGAAGAATTGACTATCAAGGAAATAGAATCCATTCAACCGAGAGTGGTTGTTGTGGATTTATCACAAGAAAGATTATGGACTGCATTAAGAATTTATTGCAGCACAGCCGAATATAATCAGGCTCCGGGTAGATTCATAAAGTTTCTAATGATAGATGACGTATCAAAAAAAATATTGGGTATAGCTTCGATTGCCAGCGACGTTATTTCCATTGCTGCCAGAGATAAATTCATAGGTTGGACATTAGAGGATAAATTAAAGCATAAAATGTTAAAACATTCAGCCATAGGGACTACCATAGTTCCCACACAACCGTTTGGAAGTAATTTTTTGGGTGGTAAACTTATAGCAACGTTAGTGACTTCTGGTGTTGTTAGAAATGAATGGGAAGACCAAACCAGAGGCGTATCAAACAGTTGTAAATTAGTTGGTATGACTACAACAAGTCTTTATGGTGGATTTTCCATGTATAACAGTTTGAAATGGTGGAAGTCCGTAGGAATGTCAAAAGGTAAAATTCCAATAAAGCCTTATGAAGAAGCCTACGGCGATTGGCATGGTTGGTTAAAACAGCACATGAAAGATGAATATGACGAAGCCATGACGCAGAAAGAAGGCATCAGTGGTCCCGTTACAGGCGCAAAAATGAGGGTATTATCAATGATATTCAAAGCTTGTCAAATAAAACAATCTGAATATTGTCATGGATATGAACGCGGTGTTTACTATTCTTGTTTTTATGAAAATACCAAAGAGTTTCTTTGTAGAAAAATTACAGAAGATAAATTGGTAATGAAGTCACTATTTAAAGATGATACAAAAGCTATCATGGATTGGTGGCGTCCAAAAGCTATAGAAAGATACAAAAGATTAAAATCAGAAGGACGATTGAATCCAGATAAATTGTTTTATAGTGATATGAATGAACGAGACAATCCGGGCATGACCTACAAAAAAGCTAAAGACTTATTCTTTAATGATGTAGGACGATAATAAGATTAGACATGGGAAGAACGTATAGAAAAAACGACAGATGGAAGAAAGATCGAAGAGATCAAAACTTTAAAAAAAGTAAAAAATTCAAAGACTTCAAACGTGGTGGTTTTACACCGCCTAAACCAGTTTTACCAGAAGTGGTGGAACCAAAAGATTCTATAGATGATTCTGATTCTTAAAATTTTGGCATGGTTTTTCAGTTATTTTACGATATATCTTTTATTTCGATGGGTGTTCAAAATATCGAAATCTCTCAACGAAATAAACAAGGATATCAAACGCATCAATACCAATATAAATTCTTTACATCGTAATCAGATGGTGTTATCATCCTCCATTAAAGAATTGTATAGGGAATTGAAAAAACATGACAAGACTTTCAGACAAAGACAAGTCAGAGTTGACGGAACCAAAAAAGAGGGGCCGGAAGAAACTTGAAAATCCAACGGTAAAAGGTATAGGTTTATTCGACCATGTTAAGCACATTAGGATAACTCAAGACCCTGATTATTTTAAGAATTTGACGGAACTTGATAAGAAGTCATTTAATCATTTTATGATACTCAAAGCGCTGAGTATGAATCCTGCGCTTTTAGAAGATGTCTCCACTCTGTTCAGGTATTTTGATAAAATTCCATCCCCACAATTTTATAAACTTCTTATTGGTTTGATTCCGCCAGACCATCCAAAGAAATTTTATCCTTGGGTCAAAGCAAAGAAAAGCCCATTTAGTAAAAAACTTATTGAATTGATTTCAACATATTTTGAGATTCCTCAAAGAGAAGCTACGGAGTATGCAACGTTATTGTTCTTGACTAATAATGGAAAAAAAGAATTGGAAGATATTTGCAAAGTCTATGGGTTGTCAGACAAGGAAATTGAATTCACCATGAAAGGTAATGATGATGAAGAATAAACCATTGGCGCCCGATACATCGTCAGTATTTGTGGTAAAAGATTCTGGTCAAAGACAGGAGTTTGTAACGGGAGCTCAAAGAGATACCCAAGAAGGAAAAGGAAGATTTGATCTTCTTCCTGTTCATGCTATCACCAGACTTGCTCAACATTTTGAAAATGGGGCCAAAAAATACAATGATAATAATTGGAGAAAGGGAATTCCATTGAATCGTTATTTAGATTCTGCGTGTCGTCATTTGTTTAAATTTATGGATGGCGAAAGAGATGAAGACCATGCAATAGCTGCTGCGTGGAATATTCTTTGCCTTGTGGAAACAGAACATATGATTAATCAAGGTATTCTTCCAAAAGAATTGGACACTCTTAGAAAAGCGCCGGAACCAAAAAAGGATTAAAATATTTTTTAGTTCTTGATAGACAGTATTTATGGAGAGATATGTCTATTGCTATGTCCTTTTTTGATATTGAAATAAAAACCAGTTCATCTGTTTATTTGGCGGAATGTTCATCGCCAGCACAAAACAAAATATTCAGAGACACTATTAATAATTTCCATAGTTATGTTAAATATACAGATTCGCCAACACGAAATCTTAGATGGTTGGTTTATGAAACCGTTTCAGGAAATCAAATAGGTGCAATAGGATTATCTTCCGCTACAATCGCTGTAGCCGTTAGAGACAAATTTATAGGTTGGGACAATCCGACCAAAATAAAAAATCTGTGTCATTTAGCAAATAATTCCCGATTTTGTCTGGCTCAACCAAGAATTTCCATAAAAAATGCAGCATCATCAACTCTCAAGCAACTTCGCATAGTGGGTGCTAAGCGATGGAAGGAAAAATATGGTGATGACCTTGTTTTATTGGAAACGTTCGTTCAGCCTGAAAGAGACGAAGAATACAATAATTATAAACTACGATGTGGCGCGTGTTACAAAGCCGACAATTGGATATTCGTGGGCGAAACTCAAGGCAATCATATCCGTAAAACACCTATGCGTCTTTGGGCGAAAGAAGATGGTGAAAGAGGTAGATTGGCTAGGGAAGACCCGGAAGAGTGTTTAAAGAGGTATGCTGGATATTTGGGAGAACATTCAGGTTCAGGTTATAATGTTACCAAAGTGGCTAAAAAAATTATGTTTGTAAAGCCCCTAGTCAAAGATTGGAAGGAGAAACTGATACAATGAAAATTTTATTATTTGGCAGCAACGGATATATTGGTTCTGAATTTGTTAGTCAACTTCTTCAGTTAACCAATATCAAACTTATAAGATTGTTACCTTCAAGACATGCTGATGGTGGTAGCTATCTATTCAAAGAGTTGGATGGTCTTATAAAAGGAATTAAGCCTTCTGTTATCATCAATTGCGCAGCTTACGTTGGTGGTAACTCCATAGTAAATTGTGAAAATCATAAAGACCAAGCTATTCAGTCAAATGTTATCTTTCCACGGATGTTGGGAGAAATTTGTCAGGAAAGAAAAATCATTTTTGGTCATTTGTCATCAGGATGTGTTTTTAATGGGTATCCTACTGGTGGATATGAAGAGGATGATGTAAGAAATATGACGTTTGATTCCAAATGCAGTTTTTACACTGGTACTAAAGCAATGGCTGAAGATTGCTTAAATGACTTGGAAAAGAAATATATTTGGAGAATCAGAATACCATTTGATGAAATTGATCATCCTAGAAATTATTTGACCAAATTGATGCAGTTTGATAAATTAGTCGTAGCAAGTAATTCTATTTCCAATAGAAAAGAATTGGTGACTGCATGCATAGAATGTATTATGAAAGCAGTTCCATTTGGAATTTATCACGTCACAAATCCCGGTGGAATTCGCACCGATGAAATAACAGCAATGATGAGAAATATTTTGAAAATTGACAAGGATTTTCAATATTTTGAAAGCATCGAAGCATTTGATAAAATAAGTACAACACCAAGGTCAAATACCATTTTAAATACGGAGAAATTGGGTAGGGCAGGAATTGTGATGACACCTGTTCATGAATCTGTGGAAAAGGCCCTTAAACAGTGGAAATGGGCTACCGCGTAATCGAAGCAATCATCTGATTGTTAAGATAAAATTGCATACGGTTATCATTTGATTTTGACAACAACAAATACGAAAAATTTTGTGCCCTTGATGCAAAAGCTACATAATGTTGTTTGCATTGATTTAATTTTGCTTGTTTTGCCTGTGGCGGGTCACATGCGCACATGCGAACCAAAATATCCATACAAGTAACCAAATTTTGAGCTTCTGGACATATTCCTACAATTCCATTGCCAACCAAAAAATGATATAAATCGTTTGGACTATTTATGTTCATGATGACAGTTTATTCAATGAAATTATAAGTCCGTAAAATGTCAATGATAAAACACATACGGTTGGTATAAACAACAAATTTAACCAGCTTGATGACATAACGGAAATGAATATACAGGATAATATTGACAACCACACAGACAAGCATAGAGGACATCCTAAAAGTTTGGTAATAAAATTGTGATGATATTTTTCTTTCAAAAATTCTGGGTAACTAAGAGTAAAAGAAATCCCCTTTATTGCCATTTCAAGTCGTTTATCATAAAATTCGTCAATCTTTAAAAATTTGGACAAGCCAAACAATGAACCCCACGCAATAACTGCATCTGATTTAAACCAAATCAGCATTATAAGTGTTACAAAACTTGCTAAAAGAAACAATTCTGTCATATTAATAAATAGTTATGACTTATGAAGATTGTTCATTAAAGGATTTATAAGTTGGTTTTGATAATATGGGTCATCTAAGTGTATTAGATGAGGTTCATAGGTATTTAATTTTTTTATTTCAATGTTGAAAATATTAAATTTCATATTTCCTATTTCTCCACTGTCACTTAATACATCTGATAAAATATATAAAAAATTCATATTTTCTATAGATTTCTTAGATAATTCTTCTATGCCATATTTTTTTGAATCCAATGGGCCTGTGAAATCAGAAAATTTAAATTTTACTATAATATCATTTGTTTGTTCTTCGTTTATATTTTTTATTTTTTTATTTAAATCAAAGTCCGTATTTTTTTGTTCTGAATTTATATATTTTTTTACAATATATTGCGGCAAATCTGTGTAAAGATTGGAAGATAAAGATTCAATTAATGGCAATGTATGTATAATAAACCATTCATTCAATTCTTCTTTTATGTTTAATATATCTAGTTCATTTTTTAAGAAAATATTGTCATCATCAAAATTTGTAACGATACCTATATCATATTTTTTACTAATTATGGGATACGAAAATGAATTATTTTTTGGAGACGTACCCCATTTTCTGAGGAAATTTTTAAAAGATTTAAGTTGATGAATTTTGAACTCTTGAGTATCTACATTAACTCTTCCTGTCGTCCATCTATGTGACCTACTTGCCCAATGATAACAAAAACTATCGCGACTTTGAATAATATTGTAGCCTGCTAAACACAATCTGTTTATAAAATCTGAATCTTCTGCAGGAAATGGTCTGAATAAAGGGTCCATGCCTCCCATTTCAATATATTCATCACGATACATCGCCCAAGGGGCAAAAAAGCCCTTAGTAATTTGATTTTTAAATTCTAATTCTTTCTCTTCAACAAATTTTAAAAACTCTTTCTGCTTAAATTCTTCAATATATATTCCAAAATTTTGTAATATTTTTGCATCATCTGATGGATAGAGGGGAGGTTCTATTCTAGTTCCACTTACAATCGCTTTGGGTTTTATGTGTTTTAGAATATTTGATATAAAATTTGGAGTACATACCATATCTGAATGGAAGATACATATTATAGGTTTGGTAGCAAGTTTTGCACCTATATTATATGTTATTGTGTGACCTAATTGTTTTTCTGTATTATACCATTTTATAAGATTATCATCATTTAGTGATTCCATCCATTGTATAGTTCCATCACTACTAGCATCATCCAACATTACTATTTCTATAGTAGGATTATATCGTCTGATACTTTTATATGCTAGTTTAGTGTATTGTAGGGTGTTTCTTGTAGTTAAAATAATACTTATCATAAAATTTCAATGGATTTTGATTTTCCATTATAGATAATAACTTTGCAAATTAAAAGTTTTTTTATTTCATTTAATCTTCTTATATCTTTTTCTCTTAAATTCCCATTTATATCATAATGATGGGGTTCGTTATATTCAAATATGGTATTTTTTCCTTTGTCATAACCATCCAACCAATAATTTAATTCTTCAATGTAATATTCACCGCCATTTTCTGCATGTTGAAAATTATATCCATTTTGTTTGTTATACGTGTCTATAAACTTACAAGCAATAGGATTATAAAATGGTTTGTTATCATAAATACCTAATTTTTTCTTTCTTTCTATAGCTAATTTTCTCCATAATTTTATTGTTTCTGTAGAATGTTTTCTACCTGTATTAACTTTAATAGATAATTCCCCAAGTTTCTTTTTTGTTTCTTGTGAATGGTGCTTCCCATAAAACGGGTTTAGATGTCCACTTTTACCATACATCGGATTATTTTTACCTACAAATAACGCAGATAGCTTTTTTCTAGTTTCATTTGATATTATTCTATTTTTTGCTATAAATGATAATCGTGTTTTTTCTTTAGGATTATTAGCTCTGATTTTGGTTTTGCAACTTTTACATAAACTTTTGTTTTTCAAAGCTCGACACAAACCACTTCTATAAGAGTATTTTAGTCTTTTCCTGCATTTAGGACATTTTCTTATCCATTTATTATGTGTTGAGATTTGCATTTTTCTGAAAACTTGATAATTTCTTGCTGATATGACTTAGCTGCATTGGCAGCAAATTCTTTGTTTTTGTATAAATTAAATGATATGTGGTTGAGATAAACATGATGTAATTCAAACATGTAACTTTGAGTGACAACCAAGTTTTTTACAATATATTGTTGAATGTTCATGTTGAAATTTTTCATTATTTTACATGCATCAACAACGAAGGTATCATCCAATCCATAGGGACCAAATGAATCGGGTATATCAGTGTATGCTAATAACTTCGATGACAACATATTGAACCATCCACCACCCATTTTAAAGGTATCTATTGGAACCACTTCTATATCGCCATAATCTCGTGTAAAGACTTCAAATTGGTCTGTGCAATACAAGTCTTCATGTTTAAGGTGACGATAAGATTCATTGACCAATACATCCCAAGAAGCATCCCAAAGCATTGTAGATTGTGGTGATATGATATAGTAATCTTTTTCCTTTTCTATTATCTTGGCAGATTCTATCATGTATTTTAAAGTGGTATTAGGATAAAACATATCATTATCCAAGTAAATAAAATTGTCACAAGATGAAGCATATTTTCTTATGGCTGTTCTTCTTTTATCATCCACACCCAAACATTTATTATCACTATCAACATCAAAAAGAATTGTTGCCCATTTATCATTTACAATTTTCGATTTTTCAAATCGGTCAATAAAGTAATGTTTGTCTATTTTACTCTTACTCCAATCAATTATTAAATCATTGATGTTTAGGGTAGCATCAATGACTATCTTATCGTCTTTTTCCAAATATTTACTGTTTTTGTGAAGCTCAAACATTTGGTGTTCAAACCTGTCAATTTCGAACGGTAATACGTGAATTATGATATGTGTTTTCATTAGATTACTATCCAGCCTTTGCAATACATATCCTTTGTATCATGAGTTATTTCTGGCTTAAACCATGTGGAAGGCGCTATAACTTTTTTATTTTTATTGGTGTTTGTCCACGCTGCCCACCAACTGAAACTACTATTTGATATGATGTTGTGGTGACATTTACCCATGATACACAAATCAACATAATTGGAGTGATTTTCACTAAAAAATACGTTGTCTTCTTTTTGAAATGCATCTTTACACCAACCTATATCATCTGAAACAATTAGGAAATTATAATCCTTGTCGGTAAAATAGTTTAATGCTTTGCCTATGTAGTCCAACCCAACCAATGGAAATGTTGGATTGTAAACATTATCTCCACGTCGCATGTGAATTGCAACAATTTCTTTGTCATTAATTTGACTAATTATATCATTTGCTTCTTTGTCAATGTGTGGTTTGAATTTAAATTCTTTTAATATTTCTTCCCTGACATCCATGAAATATTTTTCGCTTTGAAAATAACCTTCGATTGATGTTGAATCTTTTACATTGAATACACTTGGGTCAAAAGTCCACTCACGTTCATTATACACATGTTTTATTTCATTGAGTTCTTCTTCTGAACACTTTTTTGTTCCAAGGTCAAAACAATTATACAAATCCAATTTGTATGAAATCCATCTATTATTGGCAAAATCATAACAACCATCTTGTTTGATGGTTTCGTTTTTAGCAGGAAGTTTTACCACATAACCATTCTTTATACCGACAGAAATCAATGTTGCATGTTGGATTATTTGATTGGCTAGCCTACCTGTATAACCTATTGCCTTGTTTGTTATCATGCAATAACATATTTAAATCTATTGTTATAGATTTTCTTTAATTGGTTAATGACAGATTCACAATCTTTTATAGTAACATCATATCCCGCATATACCAACTCTAAAGCAAATTTTAATTGTTGTGATTCTTCTATTATTGTGGACCCCTTTTTAAATGCAACTCCTTCGACAACAACAGATTCACCAAATTCATGAGATTTTTTAAATTCTGATATTTGATTTTTTAAATGGGATTGATTACTTTCGTCGGTTGCTTGGCTTATGTATGGATGTATATTTTTAGAGACACAAAATAATGCAAATGCTTTGTTATCTCTTGGGAAACAAGGGCCTCCAAAGCCAAAACCGTATTTCAGATATTTACCACCTATTCTCGAATCTTTACCAACAGCATCCAAAATAACGTCGGGATTGCACTTAGTTTTCGATGCTACATCACCAACCATGTTAGCGTAAGCAATTTTTGTGGTTAGAAAGCAATTCAAAGCTATCTTTGTTATTTCAGCTTCCATTAAAGACATTTTACAAATGGATGGATTATTTTCACATAGTTTTTTGTAAATTTCTTCAATAATATTTTTTGGTTCTTCTGATTCTGAACCTATTAAGACAATATCAGGATTGCATTGGTCTTTGATGATTGTTCCTTGAGCAATAAATTCAGGATTATAGACAACTTCATAATTGTATTCTTTTATGTATTGTAACGTAGAACAATAACCGGGCATGACCGTTGAACTTATCACCAAATATTTTTTGGTTGGTTGTTTGCCCAACGCTCTCAAACTTTTAATAACATCGTCTATGTGAGAATGGTCATATCCGCCTTCTTCCAATGAAGGGGTAGCCACAACAATGAATATGAGGTCATTTGTTAAAGCTTTTGATATGTCTGTGGTAGCTATGAAATTTTTAGATGATGCCAAGTATTCTTCCACATTTGGTTCATCGGATTTTAATGTTTTATTGTTGATTTGGTCAACATAAGATAAATTGACATCTACTCCGATTACATTGTAACCTTTTCGTTCCAAGTTGAGAGCAAAAGACAATCCCAACTTGCCAATTCCTATAATGCTAATGTTATTCATAATTTATGTTTGGAAAAAAGAAATCTTTTTGAACATCATATCTTTTTGGATAAAAAGCAGTCGTATTTTGTTTATTGAGTGCCGAAGCCAACACAGCATTGCCACTTGAAGAACAAACAAAATAATAACAACTGTGTATCATATCACAATATTCAAAAATGGTTTTGCACTCCATCTTTTCGTCGTGTTTTAATCCCTGATATTGTCTATGAAAATATTCTGATGTCGGTATTACAATTTTTCTATCTCCAAAATTTTCCTTTAATATTTCATCCAAATGGTCTGGTACTTCCCATGATGTGTAACCGCTAAAATCAACCAATATGGCTTCTGTTAGTGATTCTATGACTGTTGGTTGGTAATATATCTTTGGTAATTCGTTTTTAGGTTCCAACCCGTGGCAATATTCCCAATTATAGATTCGTGTTTTGCCTGCATAATGGGGAACAAAAGGAACACAAGACCCAACATTATCTGGCTCGCTGGATATTCCTTTTACATATGGGTTTTTTCCCCACACTAAACCATAAATTTGAGGATTTCTATATACATTTTTCTCTGAAATATAAAAGTCGTAGCCCAATTCAGCAAACCTTTCAGGCAATGTAGAATATTGTAAATTGTCACCCAATCCGCCCCACGGTTGATAGAGAATTTTTTTCATTATAAGTCAGAGGGAATAATCCAGTTGTTGGTTTCATAATTGCGGTCATACCATCCCGCAAGTTCATATGGTTCGAAATTCGGGCAGGGATGGACAGATTCCCAAGGAATGTTTCTGTCGTCGGGATGAAGACAGTCGGATTGTATGAGAAAAATGTCATCCGCATTGATATAAACTGCGGTGTACCCATATTTTTCTCCTAATAGTTTATAACAATAAGGACTCGTTCCCCACCAACCGTTAGAATTGTTATTTCCATAAGGTTGTTCATACTTTCTTGCTAATTTTTCATATGTGTTGAATCTTACGTTGGTTTCAGCTATTATTACTCTTGGTTTATACTCTTTTAATAATTCTGCTAATATCCAATAATCATTGCTGTCAAGATCAATGGATAATAAATCAAACATTTTAGGCATATGATATTGTTTAAAAATGGGGCATATGTTGTCTTTTGTAAGTTCTATTTGATATAAATTGATATTGGAATTGCTAAAGGCCATATCAAGTAAAATACCGTGCCACCCACAATGTTCTCTTAGATACCAAACTGTGGAATTATTAATCCCATCACCTGCACCGACTTCTGCATAACATTTATTGGTAGTGCCTATGCAATCAAAAACGTGTTGTATGAGAGAGTCCTTGTATTTCTCTGCTTTACCAACTGTTATAGGCTTAACATTTTTTAAGTCTAATTTTTTCATATTATGCTTACGCCTCTTTCTTGAACAACTTTTGATGCACATTTATTGGCAAATGTTATGGATGTTTCAATATCATTGGTTTCATAATACTTACATACCAAACCTGCCATAAAACTATCGCCAGCTCCCGATAAGTCCCATACTTGAACTTTCTTAACAGGATACATTTTTTCTCTAAACAAGCAACCTTTATCTCCTTCTGTAACTATAATTTTATTTTCTAATTCTTTTGTAAGAGTTGGTTTTGAACATGTATATTCATGGTGATTGATTTTTATGTAAAGAGCGTTATTAGCAAACTTGCTGATATTTTTTTTGGTATCTAAAAATACGGTGGGGTGAGAGGAACAAATATATTCAATATCCTCTTCTTTTAGAAATCCTTTGTTATAATCGGACACTACGACAATTTTATAATCCAAATTCAAATCCTTGATGTTTATTCTAGGAACATCATGTTGATTTACGTCAATGCGAAAGAACATGTGATTGGTTCTTTTGTGCATGTATCGTGTTTTGGTAATATTATACCAATTATCGTTGGTTACTATGTCGCACTCTTTGATTAAACTTTGAATGTTTCTTTGAACATTTTTTGCCATACCTGCGTTTTCCACTTCATTGACAATGTTTAAAACAGGGACAGGAATATCAGGACACAAACGTTCAGCTTCACAATAAATGAAAATGTCCCTGCAACTGTCACCTATGACTAAAATTTTTTTATCCATATTAATACAAACTTTTCTTTTCTACAATCATGGAGGGCCTGTTTGATGCTAAAGCTAAACTGTAAGATTTAAGGACCTCTCCACCATTCTTTGGCACGTAAATCGGAAAATCCACCAACATTTTGAATACATTGGTAAAGTTTTGTGAATGTGTAGGGCCTGCATAAAATAGTCCGCCATCCGTTACTATCGTTCTCATAATAACAGGAACCTTGTATTCTCCGTAAGAAATTCTTTCTATATGATTCATGTGATTGCCTATAGCATCTGCAGCGACCAACATAAAATCGTGGCGTTCATAATAAATTACAGGTCTGAATCCTTCAAAAGACATTCCCATAGCTAATCCTGCCATTAAATTTTCAGCAACAGGGGTTTCTATTTTCAAATCGTCTGATATTGGTTCCAAAACTCCCATAGCGTTTCCATATTTTATATTTTTGACACCATAACCTATGAAAATACCGTTGTTGTTTGATATGTCAACCATAGAATTTACTACAGCATTTTTGAAGGAAATTTTCTCAGATAGTAAATGGTCAAAATTTGGGAGAGGTTCTGATTGCAATGAAGGAAACAATTCTTCGTTTGTTGGAGCTTTGGACTTACTAAAATCCAACATACCATCAACTCTAATATGTGGCCACGTTGAATGATAATAGTATCGTTTAACACATTTTGGAAGAATTGGTGGGGTCGAAGTACCCCAACGGTCTTTTCTTGAAGTGCTTACTGAATAGTTGTTGTCTTCCAATATAAATGTGCATGGTAAGTCCCATCCATCAACATAACGAGCTGCTTCAAATAAATGTCCATTGTCTTCCGTTCCATCACCGACAAAACACCATACTTTTTGTGTTGACCCTTTTTGCTTTAGCGCCCAAGCAACGCCAGCAGCTATGGCGACCATCCCCCCTATGATTGCTGAAGTGAAGAAATTGCGTTTTCTGTCAAAGATATACATGCTTCTTCCTTCAACAATTTTTTCTGTCAATTCCTTTTTTGGAATACCGTGGAGTAATGCATGATAATGATTTCGATGTGTGGAAAAAACATAATCTCCTTCCTTGATATCTTTGAAAACATTTAGGAGCTGATCTTCATTTCCTCCCGATAAATGAAATGTAACTCTTAGATTTTTCTCTTTGTAGATACGGACAATATTATCGCTGAAATCTATTAATTCTTGTTTATTCATAGTTTATATTTGACATGCAAAAATGACAAGTGGAAGAGAACTGTTTTTACCAACTGCCATCATTTCTCTAATTTTGTAGTTACATTTTTCGAATTGTTTTAGAAAATTATCATGGATGGACAAAGTATGTGTTTCAATGTAATATTCTTTTACTAATTTAAAAACATCATCATTTATGGATAACAAATTGGTTTCATATCCTTCAATATCTGCCTTTACAATTTCAATATTGTATTTGGTTATTAATTCTATTACTTGTTGTGGAGAAGTTATTGTTTCATTGAAAAATAAAGCCCGTTCTGACCCAACGTTGGAAGTTAACCAATTAATGTCTTCTTGGTTTGAATCAATACCAATCACTTTTTTGGCACCTAAAGACAAAAAGTATTCGGCGGTAGAAACCATGTTAGGCAATTTAATACCTTCCCATTCCATCGTTCCTTTTTTAAACTGGTCTGTCTTACCAAAAAATCCACATCCCAAATCCAAAACAACTCTATCTTTAACACGAATGTATTCTTCTGGCCAAGCGTGTATTGGGTCTTCATCTATGATTGATTTTATTTCCATATGTTTATTATAATTCTTCCCGATTTCCCCTGTTTTACCAATTCAACAGCTTTGTTTATATCCTCTAATGGTAAAATATTTGTTATCATTTTGTTTACATTTATTATACCACTTTTTGCTAATTTTATATAGCGTGGAATATCAGTAGCAGGATTAGTTCTTCCACCTTGAGAAGCTTTTATGATTTTTCCTGTGCCACCAAATAAGTGACAAAAATTTGGAACATGAAGACAATCAAAAGGCGAAGACTGACCAACCAAAATATATCTTCCACTATCAGCTAACATTTCTGTCGTTATGGCAATAACATTGGTGTCGCCTGTGGTGTCTATAATTACGTCAAATTTTGTTTTTATCATTGGTTCAGTTCTAGCGTTTACAAATTTTGTAGCACCCATTTCCAACGCCAAATCTTTTTTACTATCGAAAATATCTGCTGCTAAAATTGGATATGCGTTATGCAACTTAGCGCCCATGATTATATTCAATCCGACTCCACCACAGCCAATAACCATCACACTTTCGCCCATTTTGATATTGGCGTCATTTATTACGGTTCCCAACGCTGTTGTCAGGCAACACCCAAGAAGAGAACACAATTCGGGAGGGGTGTCAGATGGAACAACAGTGAGTCTATTTTCTGACACAATTGAATATTCATTCAACGTGGTCACTTTTCCACTGGATATTAATTTACCTTTGTATTTGTAATGTGGAAAGTTGGATTCTATACCCTCTGTTTTCATCCAATGCATGACTACCCTATCGCCTACTTTGACTCTAGTGACGCCTGTACCAATTTCCACAATTTCACCACACCCTTCATGTCCCATTAAATGGGGAACGAATTTAGCATTGCCTTTGTGACCACCAATTTCAAGTAGCTGAGAGCCACATAATCCACTTGTAAGAACTTTGACTAAAACCTGACCTACTTCAAGTGGAGTTAATTCGACTTCATCAATTATAAGAGGAGCATTTATTTTTTCAAGTATGACAGCTTTCATAAATTATATTTTGTGTAATACATCAGATGTATATTCTTTATTGTAAATAGGAACATGTGATTTTTTTCTGTTAAAAAGATATTCTTTTAACATTTCTCTGTTGATTTCCATTTCTTTAGGAGTTGCAGTAGAAATTCTATGAACGAAAGGAACGTGAGATTGCCATTTTATGGAAATATCATAATTTTTCCAATCTTTATCCAAAATGACAACCCCATATTTTGCAGGATGATTGTATATGTCTGAACCCGGCAAGGGAATGAAAGATGTTAATGTTACCACATCTGGTTGAGTTTCCTCAAGAAAATCAATCATTGCTTTAGCAGAATCTTTCGTTTCACCCGGAAGTCCTGTCATCATAAAAGCTCTTGTGCGAAACCCGGCGTCCTTGGTTCTAAAAATCCCTCGTCTGTTTAATTCTACTGTAGTTTTTTTGTTCAAAAGTTTCAATACATGGTCTTCAGCAGATTCTATACCAAATCCAACTTCCCTGCAACCACCCCGCCATAAATTATTTAACGTCTTATCATCCACTTGGTCAACTCTCATTGAGCATCGGTAGTTAATTTTAGATTGTTCTAACAAATCGGTCAATTCCGAAAACCGCTTTTCATTGACGGTAAAACAATCATCTTGAAATCGAATTTCTGTCACGTTGTAATCTCTTTGAAGTATTTCCAATTCAGCTCTAACGTTTTCTATGGTTCTGAATCTTACTCTTTTATGATGCAAGGCTGGTGAAGCACAAAAACTACATAAAAATGGACATCCTCTACTTGTTATCATTGTGGCCGAATTTCCTTTTCTGAACACGTTACCACCAAATGCTTTGCCTTCTCTAAAATATCTGATTTTATCCAATACATCTATGGCAGGTAACGGAACTGCATCCAAATTAAGTAATGGAACTTTTTGTGTAATTATGTCTTTTTCTGTTGGGTTTGTGAGTGATTTATTTAATGCTTCTTCGATGGTGGTTTCTCCTTCGCCACGACAAATGTAATTTATCGGAATATTTGGTAATTCTTGTTTCCATTCAGTTTCAGAAATAGCATCAAAGTGTGGGCCACCAGCAATGATAGGTTTGTTATATGTGTCTTTTATTCGTTTGGCAATTTTAATTGTTTCAGGGTAATCCAAAGTACAAGCTGATAACGCAAACACATCGGCTGATGAAATTTCTTTTTCATGTGCCATATCTGTAAAAACAACACCAACCGATTCACCATTGATTTTGAGATTTCTCATGGTGGCTATGACATAAAGCATTCCCAAATTGGGGTCGGAATATGGGTCCGCTCTCCAAGGTTCATTTAATCTTATGAAATTTACGGTTAGCATTTATTCTATACTTTTATTGGATTATTTGTTCCTTGAATTGGGATAATAAATCCTTCACTATCGAATTGGGGCGGTTGACCCCATTTTTTTATCCATTTTTGAAATCCGTTTCTTTCGTGATTTGCCAATTCTGGTTTTCTTTGATGTAAATTATCATCTGGAAATCTACTTGCTCTTGAACCAAAGTGATAAACCACAGACCTTGCAGTTAAGACGAATTTGTAGTTTGCTAACTGCATTCGCACGAATAAATCGTAGTCTTCGTAATAAGCTGGAGCAAATAAATCGTCATTACCGCCTACAGCATCCCAATCTTTTTTCCGAATCAACCCCGACACGCCTTCTCCTTTTCTTATTTCCGTATCATTGAGCGATGAAAATTGTTCAGCATAATTGATAAAATGTTCTTCATCAAAGTTATGATAGTATTCGCCAAACTCTTCTGGCGGAACAACAAGAGTACCCGGTCTACTTTCTTCATGAAAAATGTTTGGTTGAATTCTGTAACTGGATACCCAAATTGGAATATTGCCGTTTTTGTCTGCAATTCTTAATGCGTTTATATCCCAATCCTTCGATACAAAGAAATCAGCGTGCAGGAACATCATCCACGGAGTTTTTACCTTGTTAGCACAAAAATTCATACCACCACCGATACCTTTGGCAACAATGTTGTTTTCTGTGTAAGGTTCAAGTTTGTAAATGTCTTTTCCCTCTTTTGTTATCCATTCATTTGTTCCATCAGTGGAATTTTCGGAATAAATGATGAATGGAGCATCTTTGAAGTAAGAATACTTCCTCACAGATTTAACTGCCAACTTGAGATAATTCAAATTGTTAAATGTTGATATACAAAATGTTATTGGAGTCTCCATATTTTATAAAAGATTTTTGTAAAATCGCTCGAAAGCGATTTCTACTACTTGATTTCTAAATTCTGCATCAGCGGTCATATGAACATAATTAACGTTATCAGACATATAAGACTGTGCATCCATATATTTATTTTCATGGTCCATATAGTTATTTAGAAAAATTCTCAAAAAGTAATCATGAACCATAAAACTTCTTGGTAGTATGGTGGTTTCAACAGAACTGTGGACTATGTAATTGAATATCGTCTGTTCATCTATGGCTAATTTTTTGTTTACCATGATGTCTTCCTTGTGTTTGTTAAAAAATTCGATGGCTTTTTCAAATATGAATTTTTGTCCTTTCTGAAATATAAAGAATCCACTATTGAAATAATTGTCCCAAGTTACTGCTTTTGGATTTTCAAAATAGTTTCCAACAAACTCCACTCTTTTCAATAGAGCGGGAGCATACCCATAGTCCAAACAAATTGTAAATTTGTCGTTTGTGTAATCAAAGAGATTCTTAGCATTGGGCATCGGAAAAGTATCCCAATCAGCCAATAGACACTGGTCAAAATCTATCCCATTTTTCTCCAAAATTTCATAGGTATAAAATTTTTGAAATGCTGGAATCATTTCAGAAAAATCGTGAATTTTTTCTGTTGTTACTATAAATTCTATGTTATTTTTTTTACAATAGTAATCCCAGTATTGAATATCCCTGACAGCATAATGAGGCAATTCCTTATTAGGCTCTAACAGTGCTTGTATGAGAACTACATTCTTTTTCATAATTTAGTATTTTAAGGGCAATCCTGATGACGATTGCATCACAACACCCAAATAATTTTTTGCCCAATGGTCTTCTGTGTAACCCAGACTTTTGAACTGTTGATATTCAGGCATGTAGTGAAAAAATTTAAATATTGGTTCAACAGGCCATATTTCTATGGGTTTCCTGACCAACAACCACTCTCCATACCAAGTGAATTCACTAGCTACTGTATTGATAAGCCCTTCAAAAGTCAAATTATTTGGTTTGACATATTCTTCTTCCAAACTCTGTAATACTTTGTAGGAGAAAACTACAGGCGGAGGACCAAAATCATACAGTCTTCCTTTTCTATCGAATAGTTCCATAATTGGTGTTCGACATTCAGCAAACGATTGTTGAGGGTCAAAGCCAAGTATTTCCTTGTATTTTGCCGTCCATGAAAAGAGGTCCTTCTGTTCATGCATCACTGTATATGGAATAGCATCATCCAACGGAGAATTAAATCCAACCAAGAAATCCTTGTAGTAAAAATCTTTTATAAAATATGAGTCAGAGTCCAATATTACATAGTTTTCAGCTATTTCCGTTTTCCAAAACATTAATTTGGAAACCTGTTGGGTGTGCCATGATTGAACAAGATTATTACCTGTTATTTCTTCATCTGTAATAATGGTGTAGCCTGATGTTCCTAAAACGGTTTTGAATAGTTGAATATCTTCTTTAGGAATGGAAATGTAAAGTGGTATATTATCCTTATTGTGTTTCTTAATGGAATCAAAAAGAATTTTACATCTATGTACATCTCTACCGAATGATTTACAGTATAGGATTATTTTGTTCATATTTGTAGCCTATGGACTTCAATTTTAATTGATTTGCTCTTTCAACCAAATTTTTATCAACGAAATATTGGTCCATTTCTTGTTGTGCTAATATATTGTAATTCGCTAAATTGGGATTGGTTTTAACTGTCACGTTTCCTATGTGAACAATTGGTGCCCAATCACAGACAGCAATTTTCCATTTGTTGTCTTCACAAATAATACCTGTCATCAGGTCTTGTACCCATCCATAATGACTTCCAAATTCGCCAATTTTCTCTGCTAATTGTCTTTTCATCAATGCACATTGAAAATCAACAAATGGCACATATCTTAATTCCGTCGCGTTCCAGTTGTGCATTTGTTTCCAAAAACATTGATTTGGTATCGGTTGTATCACACATGGAGATACTACCATTAAATCATTATTTGAGAAAAGTAACTTTCTTAATGTGCTGATGAAATTGTATCCGTGAACAATCAGGTCAGAATTTAATAACGTAAATGAATCGTATTCCGGGCTATCAATGAATAATTTCAATGACATATCCAATCCACCACCGTAACCCATGTTGGTATCTGAATGATATGTAGAATATTTACTGACCTTATCAGAATCACTGCCATTGTTTATCACAACCAAATCATAATTATTGCGTTCGTAAGGTTTTAGCATTTCATACAACGCATCTGTGTATTGAACTGTATTGTGATGTAAAATGGCTATTAAACTTTTCATTTTATAATTTACCAGTAACTAATAATGCTTTTTCTATAGTATCATCCATGTCATAGTATTTGTATTCTGCTAAACGACCACCGAATATAACATTTTTTTGTGAATTACACAAGTTTTTATAATCACATAATATCTTTTCATTTTTGTTATTATTAATTGGATAATAAGGGTCTTTTGTGATATTCCATTCTTCCGGATATTCTTTGGTAATTATTGTGTGTGGTTGATTACCAAATTCAAAGTGCTTGTGTTCTATTATCCTTGTATAAGGAATAGATGATTCCGTAAAATTTACTGATGCAACTCCTTGATAATCTTCACACTTTAGAAATTCTTTTTCAAACCTCAAAGTGAGATATTCCAAGTTACCGCATTGATAATCATAAAATTCATCAATGGGACCTGTGTATATGATTGTTTTTGCTAAAGAATTGAAATATTTTCGGTCATTGAAATAATTTACCCCCAATTTGACTTCTATTCCATTCAATAGATTTGTAAAGATGTTTGTGTAGCTACCTATGGGAATTCCCTGATATTTATCAAAAAAGTAATTGTCATCAAAGGTCAATCTTACAGGGATTCGTTTAATGATGGATGATGGCAATTCTTTCGGGTCTTTTCTCCATTGTTTTGTTGTATATCCTTTTATGAAAATTTCATAAAGTTCCTTACCAACAACCGACAGAATATATTCTTCCAAATTTTGTGGATTGTCGTTTTTTATTCTAACTGATGCAAGTTTTTCTTTTGCTTCGGTTGGTGTTTTTACTCCAAAAACCTGATATAGAGTAAGAAGGTTTATTGGAAAAGAATAGAGTTTATTTTTGAATGAAACTTTTGGTCGGTAAGTAAAATTGTTAAATGAACAAAATCTGTTCATGTAGTTCCACACTTGTTCATTTGATGTGTGAAAAATATGAGGCCCATACATATGAACATTTATTCCCTCAATATTTTCAGAATAACAATGTCCACCTATATGATTTTTTTTGTCTATTATCAGACATTTATAACCTTTGTCTGTAAGTTCTCTGGCGCATACAGACCCGAAAAGTCCACATCCAACTATTAAGTAATCATAAGCCATAATACATCATTAAATGATTATCGGTTGTGGAAACATCTTGATAAATTTGCCTTTGTAAACAGGTTTGACAGACTGGATAATGTAATCAGCAAAATTGTGTGCCAGAATTATAACATAGTCAGGAGGGTCTTTGATAAGTCTGTTTCTGTCAACTATTTGTATTCCAATACCCGGCATAAACTTGTTTTGTTTTGTATCAGTATCATCAACGATGTAATCTATGGTTTCGTAATTTATTTTGGTGGCGTTTAGAAAAGTGCATCCTTTGGCCGCTGCACCAAATGCTGCAATTCTTTTACCTTCTTTTTTGATGTTTGACAAAAAGGTTTTACTGTCTGCTATATGGCTCTTTACATTTTTACCCCAATTTTTGTAAAAATTTTCATCAAATTTTGATTCTTCTTTTAGGAAGTTTGATACGGCTGGATTTGGAGACCTGTTTCTTCCTATTCTACTGATAACTCTAAGACTACCGCCATGAATTGTTTGTTCTGACACGTCAATAATTTCCAATCCATTTTGTTCAAATAAATCACATAACGGTGCCATCAAATAGTAGTATATGTGTTCATGATATACTTGGTCATATTGGTTGGTTTCCAAATCTTTTCTCCAATATGGAAATTCCAGACACCAAATTCCATCTTGTGATAAAGCTCGATGAATTCCTTGAACAAACTCTCTTATATTTTCCGTGTGTTGAAATACATTTGTGGATGTAATAACTTTGCATTTATGTGGCAGTGATGCCGCTACACGATAATTCCACATCATGTTCCAAGTTTCAACACCAATTCCTTTGCTAATCTTACCTAGATTTTCTGAGGGGTCTATGTTAAGAACATTAAACTCACATTTTGATTTTTTAAGAAATGTGTGTAATAACGTTCCATCATTACCGCCTATATCAACCACCCAATCATTTTTTCTTATGGATGCAAATTTTGATATGTAATTATACATTTCTTTGCAGTGGTCAATGTATGGTTGACTTGTCCCTGATTTATAGACATAATTGCTGAACAATATTTTGGGTTCTATAGCTATGGACAACATCGAAAGCTTGCTATCGGGATAATAGTTCACAACCAAAGGATAATGAGGACATTCCAATGACGCTTTTTTTGTTTCACTAAGATTGTTTACCAAAGGCATCATTCCAAAATCCAAATACGTTGTATTTTTTTCGGAATAACTGATGGGACATTTGGTTAGTGATTTATACTCTTTCATTGGTTTATTTTCTGTATATCATCAACACATCATCATATCTGTCTTTTACTTTTCTAAGGTCTATTACTTCTACGTTGGAATCAAGGCTTTTCAATATGTGCCCTTCTGTGTCCAATGATTGGACATCTTCTATGATGTAAAGGCCACCTTTTTTTAATTTTGAAAAGTAAATTGGAAACCTCACTGCTTGATAATTGACTTCATGACTAGCATCATCCATGACTATATCAAATTCAATGTCGGAATAAAATTTGCTTATTATTGATGGGTCATTTGCATCATAAAATGTAACCTTTACATCTTCATCGTATTGTAATACGTCCCTGTTATCTATTCCATATATGTTGGCCTTTTCAAAATATGCTCGCCATAAAGCAAGACTAAATCCAAAATCTGCTCCTATTTCCAAAAAGTTTATTGGTTCGTTTCTGTAAGGTTCGAACAAGGTTGAATAAGTGTCAATATAACTGTGGGTGGTTCCCTTGTCCGTAGCATAACCCAAGGCTAGAACTTCATCGTGAATTTGCTTAAGCGTTTTTTCTTTGCTTTGAAGTGGTTTTACCGAAGGCCTGTATGCTTGTTTTCTGATTATCCATTCACTCATATCACATGATGTCCTTTGTTGTCGTCAACACTAAACTGTTGGTTGTATCTTAAATTTGTCTGTATTTGCTTTTCTATGGTTTTGTCATGATAAAGGGCTATGGTTTCATCAGGAGGGAGAAAAGCATATTCAGTATGACCGGTGATTTTTTCATGTAATTTTCTGTCCCATTTAATTCGGTCTATATCTTTTTTGTAAATTCTTCCTTGATAATCCGGCCAATTAACCAGCGGTCTGCTTTCATAATCAGACGACGCGGGAGTTAATTTCCACCCCCATTGTTTTGCATGTTCCAATGTTACTCCCTTGTAATCATTGATTCTTGGAACATACATCAATTCAATATTCAAATTGGTTGATATTATATCTCTTATATTAAAAATCAATGTTTCAGATGGTAATTCATCAGCATCAATTTGAAATATCCAATCGCCAGAACATTTGGAATTACCAAAATTTTTATGTGAACCATAATCGTTATTTAACGCATGTTGAAAAATTATTATTTTTCCAGAGGCTTTGCTTAGAATTTTTTTGGTTTCATCGTTATCTGAAAAATCATCAATAACAATAATTTCATCTTCATCAAACTTATCGTTTATCAGTCGTTCTAAAAGTTTGATTAAAGTATCAGTTTCATTGTGAACAGTGATTAGATACGAAATTTTCATGTCGAACTTGTTGCATTATTATTTGAACCTGTTTCTGATGAGCTTGTTTCTGGTAGTGAACTTGTATCTGGCGTTTTGATGGTGGTTCCAAGACCCACTTTGCGTAATTTTGGTAGAACCAGTTTGGTTTCAGTGGCGAATTTAGGAACGTATTGGTCCAAAAATCCGTGAAACTTTTTGTCCATTGCTTGAATGGAAAATTCCACGACATTTCTTTGACGAAGTTTTTCTGCTAATTCAAGATGTGGTTTGTAAAAATGAAAACAGTTTTTCATTGATTCCATTGCTTTAAGATAGTTCACAGTAAACCATCCTGATTCCTTAATCAACCATTCATTTACACAATCTCCCGGAATCTGTTTTACTTCACCATCCAATAATTTACAGAGTTTGGTGTCAAGAAAATCCAAATGACCACTCCAGTTGGAAACCAACAGGGGCTTACCACTTAGAGTTGAAAGAAGTAGTGGATGACCGAATCCTTCACCATGAGTAAAAGAAATGTGTGCTTTAATCTTTGAATGATTATAAAGAGCATTCATTTCTGATTCTGTTAATTCACCATATAAAATATACACATTTGGAAGGTCAGTCGTCTTTCTTTCCTGTTCAACTATGGCTCTGACGGATTTTAATCTGTTAATCATGTCGTGTTTATCCATATTACAGATTGCTGCACCACTTGTTTTGATTATCAAAGCTGGTTTCTTTTTAAGTCCCATGTTGGAAAATGTTGTAAGAAAACATTTGATTAGATTGCCTATATCTTTTCTATCACTAAATAATCCACCACTGGTCCATTGACCAACAAACAAAAAACAAAAATCTTCCTTGATAACGGATAGTTCTTCTTCAACTCTTGCTTCAAATGTTTTGTCATTTCCATAAATTGACAAGTCTGCTCCCCAAAACAACACTTCCATTGGTTTCAATGATTTCAACGAAGGTTGTGGTGGTTGATTTGGCTCTTGTTGTTTTTGATAAACTGCTTCCTCAAAAACTTTTTTAGCATGGTTTGAAGTAACGATGTTAAAGTTCATTCTATTCAATCCTTCAACCCAATCTGGTCTGGCAATGGTTGTTTCTATTCCAGCGGTTACACCAATGTTATATTTTGCTGGTGGCTGAAATTCATTAGGAATGGAACATTGAATGAACAAATCTGGTTGACGAGTCACAGGTTGTCTTATGATTTTCTTAAATAATTCCTTTTCCACGGGGTCGGTCATATCTGATTCCAAATATTTTCGACTGCATCCACCCCAACGAGTAGGAACAATCATCAAGTCATATTTGTCGTATCTTAACAAACTTTTAGCCAACGCCATTCCCAAATCGCCATAGCCGCTACGAGTCCACATTGGACTCTGAAATATACACAGTGGTTTACTCATATTATGATATTCGTTTCTCTCTTTCTCTTACCATCGTTTCATATTTTGGTGGAGTTGGGCTTTCCGATGCTCCTGTTTTCTTCCATTTTTCAACTATATTACTGTTTTCTTTCGGTGATTCGCTTTTTTTTTCTGTAATGGTTGATGTTGTGCTGCCGAATCCACCTGTTCCTCTGACCGTAGTGGTTAAATCTGCAACTACAATCCAATCTACGTGATTTGTAACTTCTGATACAAGTTGCCCAATTTTATCGCCTTTCTTGTAGATTTTTTCCATGTTGATTTGACCTCTTAATGTTTTTCTCCCCGTAGTGTCATCAAGTGGAACAACACAAGGAAACATGTCGTCAGGTTGCCATATGTATTTAAAACACAAAATTAATTCACCCCTGTAATCATTGTCAATCAGTCCTATGCTGTTTGCTAAAACCAAATTATATTTTCTCACACTTGAACGGGGAAAAATAAGAGTGTGATAATCGTGGTAGTAATGGTCTGCTTGTGGAGCAATAAATAATCCCGTTTTATATTCGATGTAATCTATTGATTTCCAAATATTTATCCCGTCCTGTTCTCCGACAATTTTTGGGTCTTCCAATGCTACAACATCATATCCAGAGGATTGTGGAGTAGCGGCTTGTGGTATGATTAAATCTTTTGAGTCTTTAACGTGTATTTTCATGTAACCAATTATATCGCAACTATCAAATTATTCAACTTATTATAGTTGTTCTACCAACACTTCGTATTTAAATCCACACAATTTATATCTTATGACATCATACCATTTCGGTATTTCAAGCAAATCAACGCTCACACCTTCTTTTATTGTCAATCTGGCTACTGCTGGAGAGGTTTTTATTCCTGCTAACAACCGAAGCCTGTTTTTAAAGTTGGTTCTTTCATTAATTTTTTTCCTATCAAATGAAGGAGATAAACTTTGATAAAATGATGGTTGTGTGTTTTCTGATTCTGCACTACCACTAACAGAATTGTCACCACTTGCCAATTCATCAATCATTTCATCCAAATCTCCTGTAGTAACCCCTTCTTCTGCCACTTTTTTGATTATTGTTACATTACGTTCAGGAAATGCTTCTTCAAGTGCTGCTTTAGCTTTGTTTAATGCGTCTTCTCTTTGTTGTTTTGCTTCCGTTATACAAGACTCCATTAATTTTCGTTCTCTGTCATTCATACCGATATTGTATTAAGTTGTTGTTTGAGTTTTTCTTGGTCAATCTTTGGAATTTCAAATCCCATTCCACCCGGCATCAAATTACCAACATAATCTTTTTCGGTAAATATACTGAAAGGTTTTACAGGTTGAAAATTATCCAATGTGTAGTCCATACATTTGATGAATTCATTACACATATTTTCAGAATTGATTCCACCGGTACCCATTGCCCATTCTCTTCCCTTTATTCCGCATTGTTCTCGTTTTGCTGACCCCATTAAATACCAATACATCATTCCTTCAGCAGCATCTTCCCATCGTGTCATATCGTCAAAAATATATGGCGTTGGTATGCTTCCTTGGATGCATTGAACAAGAGGATATACAGGATAGGCCCATATACCATGTTTTTTGTATTTGCCCACATTATTTGAACCAAAGTGTAAATCAAACTCAATAGGCGAACCATCATCTTTTGTTTGGCCAATCTGGTCCTGTAATCCACCTGTTACGGCTACAATGATTGGTGTGCCTGCCATCAACGATTCAGCCGTTGAAAGACCGAATCCTTCATTTGATGATAGGTTGATGGTAATATCAGCAATATTATACAACACATTCAAATCTTCTGGCGTATATTTTGCCGTGGAGAATACAACATCATAATTTGGACAAAACGCTTCTTTAACAGCCATCAAGTCTGTTCCAGCATCTTGACGAACTTCGGTGTGTAATACCAGCACACATTTTTCCGCCTCTTCTTTTGTAAGATTGTCACAAAACGCTTTGTAGGCCAACATAATGTTGCTTGTTCTCTTTCTCTGAACATTGCGTGAATTGTAAAAGATTACAAAGTCATAATTTTTGTTGTTGAAAATTTGTCTTTTTTTCTCTTTAAGGGCTTTGTCATCATCTGGAATGGGATGAAATATTTTACTATTTATACCATGTGGGACATAGTGCAATACGGTTTTATTGTCGGTGTCTTTTGAATCAATAGTGGAAACCTTATCAGGCCCCAACACCCACTTGTTGATATTATAGGTCTGTTTGCTTATTGACATCAATAAATCACATGATTCATAATATGGTCTGTTATACATTGGATATGGAACATCATCCCAAATGTTCAAATAAGTAAGAGGTATTTTGGACCTTACTTGTCTTTCTATTGCGTAAAGCCAACCCCAGAAACGCGGGTCGGTAAAGTGCATCAATGCATCAGGTTTTTCTCTTTCAATAATATTAAATAGTAATTCCTCATTACCATAACCATCAACCGGATAAAGAGTGACATGCGCATCTTTAACACCAGTCATTTGTGTAGTTGCTGCATCCATGTTTATTACTTTACCTTTGTCAGGGTGTTGAATGGCGCCAGCAATTTGAACCCAATCATAAGCCCTAACCGTTCCTAAAACGAGTTCCCGGCTCATTGTGGCAACGCCACTGTGCATCCTTAAATCGTCTGATAACAATAGAATTTTTCTTTTACTCATAATGGGTAATTTTAAGAACCGAATGAGCCCGTTGTATCACTTAGAACTGGAACAATAAAATTGTTTACAAGAGTTCTAAATGATGAACTTGCAGAAGTGTCGCCCACGTAAAGATGAACGCATTTATCAACGAATGTTTGAAGAGTAAGATTGTTTTGAATACCTAATATCTTAAAATTATCATACAGGCTTTTTTCAATCTTAACCGTAGTAGCTGTTTTTGTTTTCATATGTATGTAAACGTTTTAACGTTTGACTATACATATTGGCGGTTTATGAAAGTAGTTATTTTATTTTCTTAGGATAGGGTCTGTGTGGTAATTTATTTCTGAGAGCTTTTAAATTGCCACGAAGAATATAAGCATATTTGTGAAATCCTTGTTTGGTTTTACCAAGATAAATTGCGTTGGTTGCTTGATAAACTGTTCCAATGTGCCCGGCTTTCTCATTAGCATTAGTTACCACCACTTTTACATTGGGTTCATCCTGTTTTAACATTCTTAATGTCTGCGCAATAACATAAGATTCCAAATTAGGAATACCAACGTCGGCAATATACAATCTTTTCAAATCCAATACTTCTTTTGAGATTGCTTCCGGATTTAGAAATTTTGAAATGGAAGGCATGGCAGACCCGTATATAGCCATTCCAATTACCATATTTCCCTGATGTGGGCGTTTGTATCTTACAACATATACTCTTTTAATGTGAGATGGAAGGGAACGCAAATAATGTTTTTTCGCAAGTTGTATTATTGCTTCTTTTGTGGCAGGAATAACTTCTATTTCATCCTGCAATCTCTCAATAATTATTTGTTTTTTAACTCCCATAATTTTTCATCTGCCGTTCTGCTACTTGGATAAGTTTTCTGATAATTTCTTCAGCTTTGCCACCACCCAACAAAACTTCTTTTATGTGTGGTATTGGTATTCTGTAAAATAATTTCTTTACCAAAGGCAGGTATTCTATTTTGTCTGCTGGTATCAATCGTCGCAATCTGTTATCCAATCCCGGTCCTGCTAAAAATTGTTTCATTTCGTCGCTCAATTTTTCTGTATCTAATTGTTCTTGAGAGGCGACATCCATAGAAATATATTCTCCTATACCTTTAACCAACTCATGAATCAGTAATACAAAATTTCTTCCCCTGACTTTAATGGTATATTTGTCACCTGTTGGAATTACTTCTTCACTGCCAACGGCACAACTATTTACAAAATCTCTAGTAAATCCCATACTTGGCATTCTATAATTTAGAACTAATGATACAGCCGATAAAAGTCCATATTTTTGTGGTAAAGTTCCATCTATTCTTTGTAATTCCTCATTTACCTCGTTAAAAAGAAAGAATTTATTCAGAGCATCCCCTTGAGTAATATAATTTGCTAATGCTCGTCTTAATTTACCTTCTGTGTCTATGGACAAAGCTGAATAAATTTGAGTATTGAGATTTTCAGCTACAGTCAATCCATTGCCCATCAGTTGGTCCAATTCATCTTCAGCAACAGCATTCATAAGGTCAGCAGTATCCAATTTAAGGTCTATGATGATTTCTCCTGATTGAATGAGTTGTTTTATGAATTTATATTCTCTAAGATTAAGAACTAAGCTTACAGCAAGTCTTTCAAATTGTGTTTTTCTGGTGCTTTCTATCTCTTCAACTTGGGTTGCTGTTGCCATGAGCACTTCCAACATGCTCGGTAGGGTTGGAAATAATCTTTGGAGTTCCGATATAGGTTGTCCAGTATAGTGAGCAAGTCTATCTACAGCTTTTTTATAACCTTCACTCGTAATAATTTCAAGGTATTTGTCTGCATTAGCTCCAAGGTTTGGAAGTATTGATTCAACATAATCGGTTTCATTTTCTATTGCTGCTCTTTTTTCAGGATGAATAAAATCAGGATAATCTCCTACATTTATAGTTTCTTTTACACTTTTTCTTGCATTTATAAACAGTTGAACGTCGTGTGACAATGCTTTTGGTCTTGGCCGAATTCCCGGTCTTGTTGGTTGAAGCGGGCTGGGTTTTTTTGGAACAGGTGGTGAAGTTGGTCGTTTGATTGGAGAAGGTTTAGTTGGTGCTGGCACAGTTGTAGGCTCAGTGGACAGTGCTTCTTGAACCATTAATTTGATTATATTTTTCAACTGACACCTTTTCATAATATGTACATGAAATTGTATGAATTAAAGTCATTGGTAGAAGATATTGTTTTTGAAGAAATAAACAAAGACCAGTTGGCTTCTACAGCTAAAGCATTAGGACTTCCTATTGAAGAATTGAAAAAATGGGTCGAAGAAACCGACCCAACATCAAATAAGTCGTTTTCTACATGGCTACTTCGTGAACTTAAAAAACGCAGAGTAAGACTTGAGGATAATCGAAGAATAACCAATGATATAAATCGGTTCATAGAACTGAGAAATGCTAGACGAATAGAAGATATAATGCACTTTCCAACAATTCATGATTTGGAAACACGATTGGACCAATTAGCAGGTCAAGGTTCAAAAAGACAAGGATTTGCTGGAATAGATCCATCAACTCTTCCGGGTGTAAGTGTGGCAGAAAGTAGACCTGATATAACATTTTATAAAGTAACAAATCCAGATTCTTTAGCTAAAATGGGAGAAGGAACAAAGTGGTGCACCAGATTTTCTTATAATAATAGTTCACAAGTTGCAAAAAATTATCTTGAACGTTATCCATATTTGGTTATTGGATATAAAGATGGAAAACCTTATGTTCAGTATAATCCAGATTACAGTCAAGTAATGGATGTCAATGACCAAACGTTTCATATTCAAAATCCTGAGCAAGCAAAGTTATTGAACTTACCAAGACCTAATGTTGTAGTTCCCCCTGTTAGAAAAAGGCCGGTTAGAGGCGGCTTAACTCCAGCAGAACAGAAATTATTACAATGGTCTAAATATACAACAGAACCAGTTATCCTTCCATCTGATGCAAAAGGCAGAGATGAAGATTATGAAAGACGAGTTGCGCAAGCAATCATGAAAAGCAATGACGTTTCTTACTTAATACGTATTCTCTGTGTATTTGACCAATACGCTCAAATGTTTCTGAAAGGAAAGCGTTCTCCTGCATTTGAAAATGCTATAGTATCAAAAGATTGGACTAAATCTATTCAAGGTAAAGCTCCTAAAGCCGGTGGTAATAAATATTATGGAAAACGTTCCAAATATCCGGGATTTGACAGCATTGTTAGTTATGTGAAAAATAGTATTGGTGGCCATTGGAGAGAATTTGAAGAAAAAATTAAAAATAATGTTCCTCTTTCTATAATGTATTACATGGGCACGGGTTTAAATCCTGATTACACTGATAATCCGTATGTAAAGGACATAATTCTATTTTCAAAATTTATTAAAGACAAACACCCTTCCGTTTCAACTTCGGAATTTGAAAAGTCTATTAGAGACTTTATTCTGAGGTCAAGAAGCAATTTAAAATACGGCGCGTTTTCTCCAGTTTTATACAAGGTACTCCTTCCTTATATGAAACTTTCAAAGAAACCATTGGAAAGTATTGTTGGTACTAAATTAGCTAAAGAACTTATGAGGAATGCGTCATTTTCAAGAGAAGTAGGCGATTTAAATTATTCTTAATCAAGTTCTTCTTTTGGAATATCAGACACGGCATCACAATTTTTGCCTTTATGTGGACAGTAACGGCAATTCTTTTTACCTTTTCCGGGATTCTTGAGATAAACCTTAACATCCTCTACAAATTTTCCATCGGGTGTAAAACACTCTGTAACAAATTCGGCAAATCTATTTAATGCCCTAGCTACGGATGGTTGATTGTTCTTTGGAATAAAGGTCTGAATACGACTTTGAGGAAATGCGTAATTCTCCCAAAGCTTTCTTCTAAGAATAAAGAACTCAACGTCAATCATATCAATATTAACATTGTACTTTCTACTGAAAAATGCTTTATAGAGAAGAATTTGGGAAATTTTAGCTTCATCATCCCTTTGATAATGATTCCATCCACTTGAGGATGTTTTAATGTCAATAATTTTGTATCTACCTGTTGCTTTTTCTTTTAGAACCACGTCAATATAACAGACAAATTCCACATTATTTTTAATTGGCATTATGATTTCATCTTCAATAGCAATGAATTCATACTTGCCTGATGGAAAGTGTTTGATGCGATTGGTCATATTGGTGAAAGCTACGATGATGTTATCTCCATCCTCACAATATTCCTTGTGCAAGGCGGGGTCAACCGTGACTTTTGTATTTTTTAATTCTCTATCAAATGCTGTCTTGAAGACTTCGTGAAGGTCGTGTAAATCAGCATCTTTTGCAGATTTTTTATACAAAGTCTCAATGTAAAGTTGAATTGCTTCGTGCATCGCTGTTCCAAAGCAGGTATTTACATTATCTTCAAACTCGCGTAATCCTTTTACGTGGTCAAGATACCATCTGTGCCGGCAATTAAACCAGTTGGAGAACTGAGAGAAACTAACCCGCCTCTTTTCGTTGGTTGGTGTAGAATTTTTTTCCATTAAATGACTTTATCATCATAAGGAATATCTGTCAAATATTTATAGAGACTAATGAAATACAGGTCTATTTTTATTTCTGATGTTCACTTAGGATTACAATATTCCAGAGTGAAAGAATTGATTGACTTTTTAAAACAAAATGAGTGTGATACGCTTTATCTTGTTGGTGACATTGTAGATGGGTGGGCATTAAGAAGAAAATGGTATTGGAACAATGACTATAACTTGTTGATTCAGAAGATATTAAGAAAATCAAGAAAAGGAACAAGAATTGTTTATATCCCCGGTAACCACGATGAATTTTTTAGAGAATTTGGAAATGCATTCAATTTGGGAAATATAGAAATGGTTGACCGTGTAATTCATATCTCTCCCAATGGGAAAAAATATTTGGTTGTTCATGGGGATATTTTTGATGGAATCCTCAACTCAATGAGTTTTATAAGTAAACTAGGTAGTTTTATATATGACATCATTCTCTACATGAATGCTGTATTCAATAAAATAAGACGAAGTATGGGAATGGAATATTGGTCGCTTTCACATTACATTAAGGTCAACACAAAAGAAGCCGTGAAATATTGTGTCAAATATGAAAAGGCAATGGTGAGCGCAGCGATTCATGAAAAAGTTGATGGCGTCATCTGTGGCCACGTTCATTATCCTTGTCAGAAAATAATCAATGGTATAGAATACCACAATACAGGTTGCTGGATTGAATTAGCTACTGCTATTGTGGAACATGAGGATGGAAAATTAGAACTAATAGACTTAGATTGTTATAAATTGACTTCCCCTTGAGACGTGATATAATTCGCCAGCATGAGAATTAGTCAACTTCAATCGCTAACGGAAGAAGAACTTCAACTTCTTCTTTATGTGGTGAACATAATAGAGCCACTAACCTCTCCAAAAATAGAAATAGGTCCAAAACAATTGTTATGGTTTAAACATGATGCAATACTTTGGAAACTTTCTCAACAAGAATCAAAATTGACTCCCGAAGGACAGGTTGTATTCAAAGGATTGATGACTAAGTTAAATAAAACCGCAGTACAAGAAGCAAAAGAATATGAATATACCACAAAGCCAATATTTACACAGTCAGAGTTTCAATTCTGATTTTGTGGAATTTGTTTGGATATTTCCAAAAAAAGAATCGGTAGGGTCATGGCAATTTATTTGCCAATTTAGAAAAGACGGAAGTGTTTACTGTGAATTGGGAGAAGTTGGTGACGATGACAGTTATTTCTATGCACACGCAGTGCATTTGGAATTTCCATCACACACTGAATTTAACAAACAGCACTTTATTCATCTATTTGATGAATTTTTTCATGAAGGAAAAGATTTGGCAGAATTGGGTGAAGAAGTTGTAAAATATCTTGACAATCTATGAAAAAGACAGAAAAATTATACGCTTGGTCAGCATGTGAAATAGAAGGGTCCATAGACTCGTTTATAGCAATGCTTAAGCAATTTAGAGACAATGCTGAAAAGAGAGAATATACAAATCTTACAGTGGAATTGGAAACTAAATGGGAATGTGGTATTCAACATACAGTTTTTGTAGTCAAAGGACAAAAAAACGTGGTTGATAAAAAGAAAAGTAAGAAAAAGAAAGAAGAAGGTATTTTATTTACCAGAATATATACATAAACAAAAAAGAATGGATTGTTCATCTTTGGGATGATGAAAGGGGTTACAGTTCATTTGCATATCCAAAATATGCATACAAGAAAAAAATTGGTGGAACTGAACGCTCAATTTATGGTGATGAACTGGTAAAAGTATTGAACTATAATGAGAATGACCCGGACTTATTTGAATCTGATGTTCCTGCGGAAACAAGAATTCTCATGGATACTTACAAAGATTCGGATGAACCATCAAAAGGTCATAAAATAGGAGTCATTGATATTGAAGTATCCACCGAAGGTGGATTTCCAAGTATGGATACTGCGAACAAGGAAATTACAGGTATTTCATTATTTGATTATTTGACTAAAACTTGTTATGTATTTGTTCTCGACAAAGACCATAAAATCAATGACAAGGAAGAGGAAGTTGAGCCTTGGTTGCCAAAAGATTGGAAAATTTCCACCGATGAAGAAAAGCAAAAAGTAAAGATTGTCACAAAATCATTTGACGATGAAGATAATCTTTTAATAAGTTTCATGGACAAATGGCAAGAATGTGGGTTTACAATTATTACAGGATGGAACGTGGACTACTTCGATATGCCTTATTTGTATCTTCGTTTGAAGAATTGTCTTGGCGCAAAGGCGGCTAAATGTTTGTCACCAATCGGTGCTGCTTATGTGAACGGTTTTAGCAAGAAATTGACTCTTGGTGGAATTTCGGTTTTGGATTACATTTTATTGTATAAAAAATTCTCAGGAAAGATGGAACCAACCTATGCTCTTGGTCCTATTGGTCAAAAGACGGTTGGTATTGGTAAAGTTCAATATCATGGTAATTTGAATGATTTATACAAGGCAGATATTCAAAAGTTTTTGGAATATAACATCACAGACGTTAAGATTGTTGTAGCTTTGGATAGAAAACTTAAATTCATTGATTTGGCTAGAAACATTTGCCATGTCGGTCACGTTCCCTATGATAATTTCCATATGTCATCACGTTACCTTGATGGTGCAACATTGATGTATCTGAAACGCAATGGTGGTTTCATAGCTCCAAATAAACCTTCACAGGGCCGACAAGAATATGAAGACCGATTGGAAGAAGGCGAAGAGGGGTTTTCGGGTGCTTTTGTGAAGGAACCCAAACCGGGTAGATACAATTGGGTTTTTGACCTTGATTTGACTTCCATGTATCCAAACATCATCATTTCTTTGAATATATCGCCAGAAACAAAAGTGGGTAAACTGGAAAATTATTCAACTGAGGCTCATGTAAAAGGTGAGTTGACAAATTATAGAGTAGGTCAGATTGATTATACACCAGAGGAATTCAATGAATTAATTGAAAAATATAACTATTCAGTAAGTTCCAATGGTGTTTTATATAAACAGCCTGAAAAGAAAATTGTTGGAAAAATAATAAAACGCTGATATGAATAGAGAAATAAAATTTAGAGTGTGGGATGTGAACGATAAGAAATATATTAAATGGTGGTTATCATTGACAGATGGCGATACAGAATTAAATGACCTTTTTAAAAAACCACATCCAAATGGAGAATATTTTGATTATATTTTTCAACAATATACAGGTGTAAAAGATAAAAACCAAAGAGAAATTTATGAAGGTGACATTGTTAAATATTGTGAACACATAATGAATGGAGTAGAAGAATGGCAAACGGGTGTGGTTTGTTTTTACAATGGATGTTTTTGGTTGGGTGAAGATAACGATAGAGACAAAAATGGTAAGGGAAAACCAGCATTAATGTATTTTAATAATTTTTATCTTGAAGTTGTTGGAAATTGTTTTGAAAATATTCCATCTTAATACATTCCTACACACTATTTATTGTTGGTATAAACAACAAAGGAATAGTATATGAAAAAAGGAATAAGTAAATATGATGGAAAATTTCAATTGGGAGAAGTTTTTGGAAATTGGGTAGTTACAAATCAACATGCGGTTTTTTGTAAAGATAGAAAAGAATATTGTGTAAAAGTGAAATGTAAGTGTGACCGACAAACAGAAAGATACGTTTCTTGTAGGAAACTAAAATTGGGGATATCTTGGGGGTGTGACTGTGTTAGAAGGAAACATAATAGTTGTTTTTGGAAGGGTATAGGTGAAATACCGGGACGTTATTTAAACAGAATAAAACATACCGCTGAACTGAAAAATATAAAAATGTCTGTCAACAAAAAATATCTTTGGAAACTATTTTTAAAACAGAATAGAAAATGTTCTTTAAGTGGACTAGATATAGGTTTTGGTAGTAGTAGAAACGAAGATACTACAGCATCGCTTGATAGGATAGACTCTAATAAAGGTTACATAAAAGGAAACGTGTGGTGGGTTCACAAGAATATAAACATAATGAAGAATGATTTTAGTGTTGAAAAGTTTAAAGAGTTGTGTAAAATGGTAATATCGTATGGCAATTGAAATAGAATATAATGGGCAATCAAAAACATTTCAAACAGAAGAAACGTTTAATGCTTTCTTAATAGAAAATAATTTAGAGATTGATGGTAATGGCAATATTATACAAGAAGTAGGTCGTGGAGTTATAGCAGAACTACTAAAGCGTTGGTTCCAACAACGCAAAGACATGAGAAAGAAAGCTGCTGAATTCAAAAAAGCTGGTGATATGGAACAGTATAATTTCTATAATCAAAGACAAGCGGTTTGGAAAATCTTACTCAACTCATTTTATGGAGTTTTGGGATTGCCTGTGTTTCGTTTTTATGATGTGGATAATGCTGAAGCGGTTACTACAACAGGTGTTGATATTATCAAAACAACTGCAAAAGCTATTAATGTTTATTACAAACAAGCATTAGAAACGGATGAAAATGGTGACTGGGTAATTTACAGTGATACCGATTCGTGCTTTGTGGATTCAATCCCCATCATCAAGAAAAGATTTCCTGATATGGATTTGAATAATGAGGATGAAATGACAAAAGCTATCATGAGTGTAACCACAGAGGTTCAAAGTTATGTAAATCAATTTTACAATGTAATGGCTAAACGATTTTTTAACTTGAATAAACATACGTTTGATGCTAAACAGGAAGTCATCAGCAAATCATCATTTTGGTTGGCTAAAAAACGATATGCTCAATGGATTATCCATGAAGAAGGATCATTGTTAAAACAGCCAAGATTGGAAGTAAAAGGTATTGACGTGGTTCGTTCTTCATTTCCAGCGTCATTTCGCAAGTTTATGGATTCTTTTTTGAGAAAATTATTAACCGATGTTCCAAAAAAAGAATTGGATGATATGATTCTTAAATTTAGAGAGGAAATGAAAACCTCTGATGTTCTTGATATAGCAAAGAACACTTCTGTAAAATTTGTAAGCCAAGACGGAACCAAAAATTATAATCCCGACAGTCGGGCACCGTTTCATTTTGAATTGGCTACTCCAGCCCAAGCTAAAGCAGCTCTGGCGTATAATGATTTGTTGATTAAATTGGGATTGGAAAAAGAATTTGAACCAATTCATCATGGTCAAAAAATTAAATGGGTGTATTTACAAACCAACCAATACGGTCTTGAAGCTCTAGCCTTGAAGGGTGATGGAAACGACCCTGATGAAATAATAGACCTTGTAAATCAATTGGTAGATAGAAAAAAGATGTTCGAACAGGAGTTGCAATCAAAATTTTCAAATGGTAAAAAAGAAGGAATTTATGATGTATTCAAATGGACATTTCCAAATCCTTCAATGGCAACAGCTAGTAAATTTTTTGATTTTGGAGAATGAAGAGTGTTGACGAAATTTGGTCATTATGATATGCTGACCAGTTATGAATAATACACCTTTAATCAATAAACAGGCAGTTAAACGAATGGCACTTGAACTTAGTAAAGCAAATCGTGGCGGTAAATTCACAAGAGTTGGAAGTGAATTTCTGATTCGCATGAATTCGATGCTTGCAGCAATTATTCGTTCAGAAGTTCATCGTCATCCAAGTATAGGTAAAACATTGAAATAATTATGAGTGAGCAATACAATAAAGCATGGGAGAAATTCCTTGAAGAACAAGATGAAGAGGAACCTGACCTCGAAGTAGAATTTGGTGCCGCTTGGAAAGCTTGCAAGCAAGAAGTTCTAAAAATAATCGGCGAGCCAACGAAATATACTTGTTCTTACGTTGAAGAAATAAAGAGTGAAATTGAAAAATTATAAATATGTCCATAGGAACACCATTCAGTCATTGCCCCAGATGTTGGGAACACTATGACGTGTGTAAATGCACGGAATCAGAAATAAAAGAACATGAGGAAGATATAAAAAAGATGAAAGAAACAGATAAAACTTTTACAATCAAATGCACCATGAAAGATAGATGGGTTCCTCACTTCCTTGCCATGTTGAAGTACATGGCTTATCTTGGTAGAATTGGGTCATCGCGTCAGGTAACTTTGTATTCTGATGGAGACGGTGATTTTCATCCAAAATTTGAATGGGATGAATCATTACCAGCAGATGCTAAACCGATAATAGACAGGGGTGGCGATAGGACTTATGACGCTGGATGAAGATAATAAATCTGAAAAGTTTAATTGTCCTTGGTGTGGAGTAGAAAATATTATAAGGCCACCAGTGAGAATAGACTGGTGCAAAATATGTTGGTATTGTAAAAGAATGTTCATACATTGTGAAGGAAGAATCATGAAACTGGAGCATGACATACATCTAATATGAGTGACAAGATATTCAATTTCGATGACCAAATGAAGATAGGTGATACGGGCGAATCCGACTTTATCAAAGTTTATGAAAAATTGGAACCAAAGAAAAGTATTTCTGATTTCAAGTTTGATTTTCTTTTAAATAATGGAAAAACCATAGAATTGAAAACCGACAGTTACGACATGAGAAAGACACCAAATTTTTTCATGGAACAATTCACGGTATCGGGTAAAAGAAAAATTTTAGGTGGTCCTTGGCGTTCGCAAGAACACAAAGTTGATTACTTTGTTTACTATTTTATCAAAAATAAAATTTTCTTTTGGTTTTCACCTGTAGATTTATGTGAATTTTTGGATGAATTCATAAAGAAAAATAAACTAACGCCAATCTCAATACCCAATAGGGACAAAGACGGTGGATATTATGAAGCCTTGGGGTTTAAGATTCCAAGAGACAGTGTAAGGCCCGTTCTTCTTAAAGAGCATGAAATTTGATTTTACAATCAGAGAAGTAAATAAATATACCGCAGCGGAGTTAGTTCAACAACATCATTATTCCAAAGTAATGCCGCGACTTACCAAGCATTATCTTGGTGTGTTTATCGGAGACAAAATGGTTGGTGTATTGACACTTGGTTGGGGAACACAACCCATTGCCACTATTCGAAAACTCTTTCCATCATTGGCAACCAAGGATTATTATGAAATTGGAAAAATGTGTATGCTCCCCGAAATGCCAAAGAATTCTGAATCACAAATGTTGTCTGCGGTTATTAAATGGATGAAAATAAATCTACCAAAGAAATTGTTTTTATACACTTGGGCCGATGGAATTGTTGGAAAGTGTGGTTACGTGTACCAATCAGCTAATTTCTTGTATGGTGGTTTTATATGGACTGATATTTACATTGGCCCTGATGGTGAAAAAATTCATCCAAGAACTTCACACAATCTATGCGTTGAAAATGCTAAATTCTGTAACAAGGAGAGAGTTTTTTGGCTGACGCGAGATTTTATGAAAATGAAAGGTATCACTAGAATTAGGGGAAAACAATTCAGATACATTATGCCCTTATCCAAGGAAGCTAGAAAAATGCTTGACAAATCCACGGTTAAATGGACAATAGATTATCCAAAAGAGGCCGATTTGGAATGGAAAAAACAAGTTGATGATGGCTATGAAATTATAAAAAATATGCCAAAAATTGATTTGGGAGTCGTCAATGTAAATAAAAAAAATGTCAATTCTTGTAAGACAGCTAAACATGAGTTTTTCGGATGAATTATAGAGAAGAATATATAAAGGTTTATTGTAAGCATTGTGGGGCTGACCAAAAAATTAAGATAGTTCGTTTTCAAAATGATGGCGAAGTTCGTGGTGCGTCAAGGTGTTGGCACTGTAAAAAAACATTTGCGTGGACTAAGCAGTGGAAATCGTGGGAATTAATATGAGTGAAAAATTTACAACAAATTTTAAGTCCATCTTTGATACGCCTGCCGATGCTTATGTGAACACCATCAATTGTGTTGGTGTAATGGGTGCGGGTATCGCTTTGGAATTTAAAAAGAGATATCCGATTATGTTTGAACATTATAGAGAACAATGTTTGAAACATGCAATTCGTCCCGGTGATTGTTACACTTATTTTGATGCTGAACATCAAATTTATCTTCTTGGGTTGGCCGTAAAGGATGATTGGAAACATTGGAGCACTCTTGAATGGATTGAATCATCAATCAAGTCATTGAAACTTGCCGTTTTGGAAAATGACATCAAATCAGTGAACATGCCTCTTCTTGGCGGAAAAAATGGAAGGCGTGGCCCTTATGGTAAAGTTATTGGTTTCACTCCACCACCGAGTAGAATAGAAATAAAACAATTGATTGAGAAGGAACTTAAACCTTTTGCTGAAAAATTCAGTATAGATATTCAGTTGTGTCTCCCTGACGAAGCGCCTCCTAAACCTAAAATAACTTTGGAGACATTCGCATAGAACACTTTTTAATATAAAAAATAGACAAATCCTGAACGATGTGGTAAGATATAACACTACTGGAGAATATAATATGGAAAAGAAAAATCTTGAAACATTTATTAAAAAATATAATTTGAACGGCACCCTTGAAGGTGTCGTGTGGACGGCTAATAGTAATAATGACCTGTCGGTTACAGCCATGACTTCTGATAAAAAGCTATATGCTTCTGTTCAGTATGAAAAAGCAGCTTTCTTTAACGGCGTTGATATCATTGTTTTGGACACCAGTAAACTAAAAAGATTGTTGTCGCCTCTTTCTGATAATATTGCATTGTCATTGGATATAGATGAAAATGATAAAACAAGAGTTCGTCAAGTTATTGCTGATGACGGAAAGAATACAGCGACGTATGTGGCTGGTGGTGTTGAGGGTGTTGATGGTATTCCATCAATGAAGAATGTTCCACCTTTCACGGTGGAAATTAATCTCACAACCGAATTTATTGACACATTTTCCAAATCATTCAGCGGTGTTGATGACAAGGATGCTCTCTTTACAGTTATCATGAGCAAAAAGAAACAAAAATTGGAAATGGTATTAGGTTATAAACAAAAGAATTTATCAGACCGAATTGCCTTGGAAGTTTCGACAACGGCTGGTAAAGACAAGGTTACAAAACCAATAAGTTTCAATGCTAAACATCTTAAAGAAATTCTAGCAGCAAACAGTGAAGTAAAGAATCCTGTTTTATATGTGTCAGAACTTGGATTGGCAAGTATATCATTCAGTGATGGCGATTTCAAGAGCAAGTATTACTTGGTTGAAACAGAAGTGGAAGATTAATAACAATAATGAAAATAAAGGAATAACATGAAATTAAATAAAAATCAACAAAAATATTACGGATTATTTTACAAGAGTCATGGTGAATGGATTGGCCCGTGGTTTAAGGAAATTCTCACGAAGGAACAGATAAAAGGGGAACTTCCAAGTATTAAGCGAGTTTTGAAATCCAAAGTAGCTGTTCTCAAGGTTAAATTTGTATAAGGGTTATGGACTTCATGGTTGAAGAAAAGACCGTTCCGAAAAAAGACCATTCATTGTGGGTGGAGAGATATAGACCATCCACAATGGATGAGTATATTGGAAATGAAAGTGTAAAGGAAAAATTTGCTCAATTCATAAAGCAAGGGGATTTCCAGCACATTCTTTTGTTTGGCCCCGCTGGAACGGGCAAAACTTCATTGGCAAAAATTCTTACGAAGAATGTAAGATGCGATTCTCTCTATATCAACGCTTCAGACCAAAACGGTGTTGAAGATGTTAGAATCAAAATGAAGAATTACGCTTCTTCGGCAGGCTTCAACCCACTAAAAGTTATCATTCTTGATGAAGCTGACAGATTATCCAGAGACGCACAAGGAATTCTTAGAAACATGCTTGAAGCGTATTCAGCGCATACAAGGTTCATCATTACTTGTAATTTTGTAGAAAAAATGATTGACCCGATTTCATCGAGGATGCAATCATTTGAAATCAAGCCTGTTTCAAAAAAAGACGTAGCTTTACGATTGGTCAAAATTTTACAGAATGAAAAAGTGTCTTTTACACAAGAGGATGTAGTTTTTATTATAAATACATACTATCCTGACATAAGGAAAATAATCAACTTTGCACAACAGTCAACGGTGGAATCAACAGACGAAGCGGGAAATACCATTCTTAAAATCAAGATTTCCAAGGAAAATGCTGTGGAAATGGACAGGTTGAACAAATTGGTGGATTTGTTAAAAACACCAAACAAAGCTGGTGTGTTTAATGAAATTCGTCAAATAACTACAGAATTTGATGTAGAATCGCTGGAGATAGTGTATAGATATTTATTTGACAAAGTTGAGGAATACGCTAAAGGAAAAGAAGCACTCATTATATATGAGTTAGCTGATTCTATGTATCAAGCAGAATTAGTCATACCAAAAGTCAGAGATATAACGTTTTTGGCGTGTATGTATAAAATACTAAAACATCTAAAATAAGGAAAAAATTATGTTGGAATTACCACGTAGATTACCAAAAGGCAAAGAATACCGAAGAATACTCGGTGAATTCTATGATATCAATAAAAACAAACAATGGTTCAACAGAGCTGAATTTGTGGAACTTCATCCCACGCACATGAAACCGACATTGGTTATTATATGCGACTATGCTCCGGTATTGGAAATGAAGGAAATACTTCAATTTACAGCAAATTACAATTTAGCATTGGAAGTTATTTCCCGCTCCAACCAAGGATAAATGAAGAATCTTCTATATAAGACAAAGACATATCTTGCAGGACCAATGCAGTATGAGAATGGAGAGGGTTGGAGAAATAAAATGCAACCTGCTCTTGAGAAAATGGGTATAATTGTTTTTAATCCCTACCATAAACCATTTCTTAAAGATATAGAAGAAAACGATGATGTTAAAAGACATCTTGCGGAATTGATGGAAAGTGAAAGTTACGACGAAGTTCAAAAAAGAATGAAGGAAATCAGGGCTTATGATTTGAATTTGGTTGACAGGTCTGATTTTATCATAGCATATATCAATCCAAAAACTCCAACTTTTGGCACAATGGAAGAATTGGTAACGGCTGTAAAGATGAAAAGACCCACTTTTATTGCCATTGCTGGTTCTAAGAAACAATGTCCTTTATGGTTGTTGGGAATGTTTCCACACAAATATATTTACGACAGTATGGATGACATACTGAACATGTTGATTAAAATTGACAGTGGAGAAAAAGAATTGGATTCAGACCGATGGAGATTGCTTAAAAAAGAATATAGGTAACATATGAGAATAGGTGAATGGAAGAAACATTTTGCTAAAAAACTAAGCAGAAGAAAGGACAAATTAGTTGAAGGTGATTGTTTTGATTTTTCAAAGGAAAGCAGTGTGGAAAAACAACTTTCTAACATTAAAGGTGGTGGAATGCATATAATATTCTATTTTAGAGTTGAAAAATTAAACGAAACCGAGGCTGAAATAAAACTTATCTCAGAAAACATTTATGTGGATGAACCACAATATCTTTAAAATATGACTAATTACGAATTGATAGCGATAAAAAGGGAGTGGGTTCCAAATTGGTTATTTGAAATGTTTGCGTATCCCATTGATTTCATAGTTCATCAACCTTTTAGATGGATATTTACTACACCTGTAGAAGAAAATGAATAAAGGTGAACTGATTTATTTAGCAAGCCCTTATACTCACAAAGACCCAGCAGTTAAGGAAAATCGTTTTCAAGATGTTTGTAAGATTGCCTCCAAGTTGATGTCAGAGGGGTTTTATATTTTCAGTCCAATAGCTCACACACATCCAATTGCACTTGCTGGTGCTCTACCCGGCGATTGGCAATACTGGGAAGGATATGACAGGGTTATCATAAAAAATTGTAAATGTTTGGTGGTATTGAAATTGGATGGGTGGGAAAATTCTACGGGTGTTCAAGCAGAAATTAAATTAGCAAAAGAACTTAACGTACCAGTTGAGTATATGGATTTTGTTTCCATTAAATAGACAAGGTTTTAGACAAAGCTATACTATTTATATGTATGGCAAAAAAAGTCGTTAAGAGAACCCTCAGAGAAAATGCAATTGATGGAGCACCCGGCGGTGGTAGTGGGACGTTAAACTATCAAACCGGCTATGGTACCCCCAGCGGTGGAAATACTACACAAAGCCCGTCTCATTTTTCTTCTTCTGACAAAACTACAGACCATTTTCAGCCAAATACCGCTTCTGGTTCCGCTGTCGCTGCCATGCCTGACAGGCAACAAAAGGATGACGATGGAAATGCAATAAAAACAGGATATCCTGACGGTAAAATTGTTCATGACTCTGATAGAAAAGCTAACGATGGTGAAGGGGTTGCCGGCCAGAAAATGGGCAATAAAATCATGAGTCCTTCTGCGGCAACTGACAGAGCACAATCTGAAAAACCACTCAATCCTGACCAACGATTTGACCCGCAAGTTGACCAATTATTTAAAGGAAAGAAACAAACCCCCTCTCCAGATGAAATCATGTCAGCACTTCAATACGAATTGAGTCAAATGGTGAAAAAAGATAAAGCTATAGCTAAGCAAACCGTGTTGAAAAATTTGAAAGAAGACCCACATTACTACAGTAGGCTAAATATGTTAAACATTGATGATAAAAAAATGAAAGTTGACGAATCCACTTTTGCCAAAACGAAAGCGGTTCTTGATGAAATGATTGCTGCAAAGAAAAAAAGTGTGGCAATAGCTGACACCCCGGAACTTCGTAAGATTTTCCAAGACTTGTATGACAAAAGAAACGCAATTAAGCAAGGAAACCAATCGTAACATTTTGTCGGTTTTAACAAAACAAATGAATATTTATATACATTATGGAATATAGAGATTTCTTCAAAAATAAAAAGACAACTGCGAAAGATATTCAAAATCTTATCCCAGAAGGTGTTGACCCAAAAGAATTTCAAAAAGGCGTCAGTGCTGAAATTGAACACACCGAAGATCAACTAACTGCAGCAACTATTGCAAGTAAAAATCTTCAAACCGATGCAAACTATTATTCCAAAATTCAAGAACACTGCGGTCATTGCGGTGAAGATGAAGAAGAAGAAGAGGGTGTCGAAGAACATTGTGGCGCTTGTGAGGATGATATGGGTAATGAAGAAGAAATGGGTAGTGAATATGATGAAAACGGTGGATTGCCCCTTTTGGGTGGCGCTCTAAATGTTCCACATCACGGCCAACCAATTCGTCTCGGTAAAATTATTCAGGTTGGTAAAATGAGTGGTAAGACAGCAACAGGTGAATTGTCAGGTATGACAAAAGCTGGTGTCACCAAAGACAGAGGCGGTGTTCCAGCTAATCAAGAGGGTGACAAGGAACCTTTGACAGCAGGTGGTAAAAAACTTGAAAATTCAATTGCTTCAAAATCTGTAGGCGGACCTGTGTCTCCGGGTGAAGGACAGAAACAAGGTGGTCTAAATACGAAGGGAACCATTGCTAATACAGCTAAATTGGATGAAAGCAAAGTAAAAGTTCGTAAGATTGTCAAGGAAGTCTTGAAGGAAATAAAATTTGATAAATCGTCTGGCAAATGGATGAAAATAAATGAAAGTAAGCACAAAGCTGGATGCACATGTGGATTTTGTAAAAATAAGGGGACATTCGGTAAGAAAAATAAGAAGGAAGATATGGATGAAGCAACAGTTGATATGAAGATGGGTCCGTCATATAAAGTTGTTCATCCAACATTACTTAAAACATCTGAACCTGATCAATTTTCCAGAACAAATGAATATGAACCGGAAATCAGTGAAATGTATGATGATGAAGAAGAATGTATGATGAACGAACGTTATGTCACTCTTGCTAACGCACAACGAAATCTAACCGAATCTGAATTATTCGAATTGAAATCTCTCCGTGAAAAAATTGACATGATTGCTGAAAAGAAAAAGAAAAAGTTTCTTCAAAAAGCTATAAAGAAATCTCACAAGGGATATTGCACACCAATGTCTAAACCCACTTGCACACCCCATAGAAAGGCATTGGCTAAAAGACTAAAACCGGGTGGCGACCTTTACAAAGGAAAAAAAGAAGAGTCTGTAGATGAAAACACCGTTGACATGAAAATGGGGCCGTCATATAAAGTTGTTCAACCACGATTGTACAAAACGGCTGAAGACGATTTTGCTAGAACAAATGAATACGACCCAGAAGTGAGTGAGGGTGATGAGCAAGATGAAACCTTTGAAAAAGGTATGCAATCCCATTTTAGTCCTGATTGGGCAGAAGAAGATGAGACTTCTATGGATGAAGTAGGTGGACAAGCTGTTCAACATAGTTCTTATAGAACTGTTCCTCATGGTAATCTTCCACAAAGAGGCAAGCAAAGATGGGCCGACGATTTGGATGAAGGTTCCAAAAAGCCGAGTAAGGTTGCGAAATCCATTCAAAAAGGAATGAAACCAAAAACCACTTTGAAGAATCCCAAATTAAAATTTCAAAAACCAAAGAAAACTTCAAGTGGCGTTCATAAAAGAAAGCCGTAATCTTCAATGTGCGCATCAAAAAATCACAAAAGAAGCTGAGTGCTTACCGTTCCCACATGGGAATACGGGAAGGTCTTAGTTTTAGTGATTATTTTGATGATTCTGTTCCATACGAAGTAAAACCTACTTTTGTAACTACTCCAACCGTTGAAGAAGAAATCTCAGGTCAAACAATCACAGGCTTGGGATGGTTGGATAGAAATGGTAGGTATTACAGAGTGGGTTCGGCTTCCGGCGACCATTATACATGGGGAGCAAATTATTTAACATCTAAAGGCGTACAATTTACAGAAGACACAATTGAGCAAAAAATGTATGACCTTGGGTTTATACGCATAGCTACAAATAGTCCACTAAAAAAACTTTTTTTCGAATATGATAAAAAAAATCCTCCGAACGCACTTCAATTAAGAACGTTAAGAAACTACTGCATAGAAAAAGGTTGGGAATTGGAAGATGAAACTAAATCAAGAAATCTTGAATTAGAGTCGAAAAATTATGGGTTTGTTCAACCTATTGACTATCCCACCCGTGCCAAAGATTTATTCAAAGGTCTTTGGGAAACAGAAGAATTAAAAAGAGCTGGATTTACTTCTTTTTGGCTGGATAAAAAAGGAAATTTTATTTCGGCTGGTTCTTCGCATCTTAATTGGGCTAAATCGTATTTGTCAAAAAATCATACGGACTACGATGAATACAGAGCATCAGAAAAAATATTTCAATTGGGCTTTATACGAGTTTCATTGTACAGGTCCTCAAAAGAAATGTATTTCGAGTATGATAAAAGGGTAGGCCCGCCAGATGAGCGTCAAATGGCAGCACTGAAAACTGCTGCAATTGAATTAGGATTTAAACTACAAGATGGAGTAAAAAACAAGGAAATAGACCTTACAGAGTCCCTGCTATTTGAAGATATGTTAAAGGAACAATCAAGAATTTTAGCTAAAAACACCGATTATTGGTTGGACCCACAAGGAAAATTTCATGATACAAGCATAGAAGGTAGTCACATGAATTGGGCCAAAAAATATGCGGCTTTGAAAGATGTGCCGTATCACAACGAAGGTAGCGCATACGACCCACTATTTCAATTAGGCTTCGTTAGAGTTGTAACTGATAATCATCAAATAATGATTCAATATTCAAAACAAAGACCACCTACCAATCTTCAATGGAGAACATTAAAGGATGCAGCTATTGAGAGTGGATTATTTTTACATGATGATGTTGCAAACAAGATTATAGAACTCAAAGAATCTTTAAATTTAGGTGAAAATAGGGATAATAAAGAACTATTTATAGAGAGTATGATGCCCAAAGACATGGATACGTTTAAATCACACTTGGCACAGTTGTTTACTTATTTACAGAAGGAATTACAACTAAAAACTGTTCCAAAGGTAAAATTGTTGTCGGATGAAAAGAACGCCAGTAAAATCTTGGGCAAAACAGCTTATTATGACCCAGATACCAGAACTGTAAATTTATACATTACTGACCGACATCAAAAAGACATTCTTCGTTCTTTCTCACATGAAATCGTTCATCATTGGCAACACGAAAATGAAAAACTTCAAACAAGTACCACTGGTAGAAAAACAGATAAAAAAGAAGGCGAAGATCCGCAATATGCTCAACACAATCCTTGGTTGAGACAAATGGAAAAACAGGCGTATCTTCTTGGTAACATGTTATTTCGTGATTGGGAAGATAAAAAGAAAGCTCAAGACAGGAAAAGCAGCAAGAAAATGGTTGAGAAAACCTATTTGATAGGCAAGGAATATCCACCTAAAAAAATGGATTATAGTGGGTAATCTCATGAAAGAGTCACAATTAAGAAGTTTGATAAAAGAAATAGTAAAAAACTTGATTAAAGAAGGAATCTATATTGGTTATGATGTTGGAAAAGATTATGAAGATATAGGTCATCCAGACCTAAAAAATTTTAAAAAAAGTATAGCTATAAAAGATACTATTCTGTGGGTATGGTTGAACAATAAATTGGAAGTAAGAAGGGGTGGATATCATGCAGACCATTGGAATATGCATGAAGCTGAAGATAACTTTCGTGGTAGATACGATTGGAAAACTAAAGAATTAAGTATTAGTGTGCCTATGGAAATGAGACTGTCAAGAAATTTTAATGAACCAGAGGATATTCCTCCACAATTAATACAAGCTTTAAAACACCACTTTGGCGATATTCCGATGTATATTTTCTAACTGTATGCTTCTTACTGAAATCGCCAAGGGAATTTTGTTGGAAGGAAAAGCAAGTTCTTTCATCAAATTTTATCAAGAATTGAAACGGGGTTATAATCCAGATAACGCTATTTTGTTTGACTGTCTTACCACACTCAAAGAATACTATGAAGACTATATCAAATGGTGGAATAAATATCCGAGTAAAAAGAAAATTGATGTGGAAGTGTATCCTCATTTTCAGAAACGATTACAAGAAATAAACACAGCGTTAAATTCAGATGATGCAAGACTTAAAATAATTGCTATAGATAATGGAATTAGTCAATGGCATATTGATTTTCCCGTTGTTTGGCACTTATGGATGGATTATGGTGGTGACGAAACGGAAGAAGGAAATAAATGGGAAGAAGTTAGAGATCTACTGATAAATCTTGATAAGTTGCCGAGTGATAGTCCATATAAAAGAAGATTAACTGAAAACAATATATAAAAAAGGAACCTTTATGAATGACTTCAATCAAAGTGAAACTCAACTGACTATGGAATTTGAAGAATATCCAGAGTTAAAGACGAGTATCATTCCTGATTTCAATCAGGTAATTTCTAAAAAAATAGATACCATCAAACAAAATAATAGTTTTGATCCACATAAATTGATGGTTCAAAAAAAACAAATAAACGATGGAGAGGTAGAAAATACAACACCAAAACAAACGTGGCTTGAAAAAGATATGAAGACATTGGAAGATTTTTGCAAGCAACATGGAATTGTTGGATTCAATTGTGGTAGAATGTCACCAATTGCTGCTCTAGCATTTCTAAAACAAAGTCTTGGTATTGTTGACGCTCCATTGGAAGAAAGAGTACCTTATGGATATGAAAAAATAGGTGGAAATAATCCAAATTATCCATATACAAATGTGGCAAAGAAAAAGATGATTCTCAATGGTTAAACCTATTTATAGGTAGTTACGGAAAGAAACGTTATGAAAAACATCAAATCCTCAATATTAAAACAAGTAGCTGTTTCACTGATAATTGCATCATTATTAGTGGGATGTTCAACCGTCAAGGGTATTTTTGGCAAATCTGCAACAGCCGAACAAAAATCTGCACAAAAGATTAATTTGGCGCAGAATGAAATTGCACAAAATACAAGTGACCAATTGTATCAAATATCCGATTTGTCTTTTGGTGTGGGTTATTCATTGAATCAATCCATCAACGATGACCCTGCTGTTACAGCGGCTGCAGCGTTGAATACCAGAGTTCAAAACATTGCTGGTCTTCCCGATCTTGACGACCAGAAATCAATGACAGCCTTGGCAGATGCTTTGATAAATGGAAATGGTGCTAAAGCATTGGCAGAAAAAGACAAGGAAATATCCGACCTTCAATCCGAAAAGAAGGATTTACTTGCTAACAAGGACAAGGCTATTGCTGATTACATGAATTTAGCAGAAAAAACTGCTTTGAAAACCGATACATTGTCAAGTCAATTGGCTTCTTACACATCATATTGGGGTCTTGGAGCCGTAGCAAAAGGCTTGTGGAGTTTCGCCAGTCATATTTTCTGGGTATTGTTAATTGGTGGTGTTTTATACATTGCTTTAAGATTACTAGCAGATACAAATCCAACTGCAGCTGCAGTGTTTAGTATATTTACAAGAATTGGTTCATTGTTCATTCAAGCAATTGAATATATTGCTCCAAAGAGCATAGCTGAATTGGAATTGATTTCCAGTGATGCATACAAAGATCTTGAAACCGAATACAATAATTTGAAGAATTCAATAATAGCTGCTGCTGTGACACCTGTTGCAACAAAAACATCAACAACTTCAGCACCAACAGCTACTTCGACTCCTACAAGTGGAAGTGTGGTTTCTACTGCTTCTAATGTAGTACCTACCACATCCACCATTGTTGTCACCACTACTGCTAACGCTATAACACCTACGTCAGGAAGTGCAGAAGCCGTGAGCGGTAGTCATTAAGTTAAAATAAGTTTTTTGACCTTTTTTGATATAAAAACTTGTAATTTACACAATCCTAAGACATAATGGCAATATTGACACTACATATAGTGTGATATGAATAAATTCTATATACAGGATTCAACGATAGGTAGGTATGTCACCTTTCCAACGGTGCCAGACCTTGTTAGATACTTAAATGATATGATACCCCGTGCGTTTCATATATCAAGGGACCAATATGTTCAAAATCTTTTAGATTTGGGATATGGGTATGATGATAGGGATGGCGTTATGCTTACACGCGCAATGGCGGAGCAATTCAACATGGGAGTTATCAAGAATGGTGCCTACGTTAGAACTGATGTTCACACGGTTGCAGCTTTTCAAAAAGAAGAATACGGCAATTAATAACAAGTGTAGGTCATTTGTTATAGAATGATAAACTTGGATATTCAATGGAGCGACCCCTATCAATGGGAAAACAAAGATGGCGAACTCATGTGGCGCCGTGCGTGGAAAATCCCTGTTGAATATCGTCCTTCATTCTTTGCTTTCTGGAATGGTGCCAAATATAAGATGTGGAATGAAGGGTTCTCCGTGTCCAAGGTGGACGACCATTGGTATCTTTATGAAACCAAAGTTTGTATAGAAAATTTCAGTGAAGTTGGTGGCCAGAAACCGCCCTCCCCTCCCATAGAGGCTGAAGAATTTTGGCTACCCCCCTACAAGGTTGAAAACGAAAACGGTCTTAGGCCTTGGCAAATAGAATCTGTAAGTAAACTGGTAACAGCCATCAATAAAACAGGATGTGCCATTGATGGTTCCGATGTAGGTGTTGGCAAAACGTATGTAGCGTGTGCCGTTGCTAGAGAACTTAAAATGAAAATGATGGTGGTGTGTCCAAAAGCCGTCATAGAACCGTGGCGCCGTGTTGTAATTGACCATTTTGGGTTGAAAGATTCATTGATTGGTATAATTAATTATGACCAAATTCGAATAGGTAAAACAGAATCTCCTTTTGCTTCATACGTTGAAAACAGAAAAACACATAAACGAAAGTTTATATGGAAAATTCCAAAAGATACGTTAATTATTTGGGATGAATCACAAAAACTTAAAAATTGGAAAACCAAAAATTCAAAAACGTGCATTGAAGCACTCAAGCAAAATTACAAAATGTTATTTTGTTCAGCAACCAATGCAACCAATCCTCTTGAGCTTAGAACCGTGGGCACTTGTTTAAAGTTATTCAAAGGTGCTACAGCTTATTATCAGTGGTGCTACGAACACGGTGTCTTTAGAGGTCGTTTTGGTCTGGAGTTTACCGCAGATATGAAACTTAGGCAAAAGGTTTTAAAGAAATTACACACCGATATTTTTATCAACAGGGGCGTCAGATTAACCCGCGATACAATTCCTAATTTTCCTGAATCTGAAATTATTGCTGAATGTTATAACATGGATGATTCAGAAGTCAGAAAAATAAATGAATGTCATTCTGAAATGCAAAAGGAATTGAAGGAATTGGCTAAATTAACCAAAACTGACAAAGCTAGTGAATTGACTGCAATTCTTAGAGCAAGACAACAAATTGAATTGATTAAGGTCCCTCTATTTATAGACATGATTGAAGAGGGGTTGGAAAATGGTATGTCGGTGGTGGTTTTTGTCAATTTCACCGAAACTCTTCGAGCCATAGCAAAAAGAATGAATACTTCATGTATTTTTGATGGTAAGACCAAAGATGAAGTCCGTCAACAAAGCGTGGATGATTTTCAATCTGGTAAAGAGAAGGTAATTTTGGTAAATATAGCAAGTGGTGGTGCTGGGCTGTCTCTTCATGATATAAATGGTCTTAATCCGCGTTTAACATTGATTTCACCAAGTTATTCAGCTGTGTTGATGAGACAAGCTACAGGCAGAGTATGGAGAGAAAATGCTAAAAGCAAAAGTGTTCAAAAAATAATGTTTGTGGCGGGAACAGTTGAAGAACAAGTTTGTGACAAAGTAAAGGAGAAACTGAAAAACCTAGACCTTCTAAATGACGGTGACTTGGAGATTTGATTATGTCTGTAAGAATAGTGGAAATTAAACCAAAATATGCAGATTATGTTGGAAACATAATAAGTTTAAGGTGGGAAATTTATAAAGGTGAATACTCACATATTGTTCCCGGTTATTTGTCTAAAAAGAAGGAATCCAAATGTTTCGTAGCTGTTGAAAATGGAAAACCTATTGGTATGGGAGCATTTCATATCAACAACGATGTTGGAGTGGATTTACATCCGTGGTGTGCTGGTTTGTGGGTGGAACCTGAAAAAAGAGGAAACGGTCTGGGATATAAGCTGACACTTAAAAGATTTGCATGGGCAAGAAAACTAGGATACAAGATAATATACTTGGACACCGTTGATGCAGATGAATACCATTTAAAATTTGGGTGGAGATACACAGGTATCACAGGATTATTTCACGGTGAACCAACAACAATCATGGAGCATGATTTATAATATGAAAAAAGATATGAAAGTGTCAACGCTTAAAAAAGTAGTCGTAAAATGTTCGGACTTCTGGATGGATGAATTTGAAATAGATTCAGAAGTATTCGATGATATTTACGTTGAAGCAGCCACCCGAGCTATTGAAAAAAGAAAAGATTCACCGGGGTTCAAGGTTACTGTCATTCTTGAATGTTGGGAAAAGAAGGATTTTAAAAGACCGGAAAGACACTTTTGTTATAACACCTATCGTGTTTTAATCAATGCTGGAATGCATGACAAAGCTGAAATGCTTAGAATTAATTTTATGAAAATGCATGGTATTGACCTTCAAAAAGAAAGTTTGAAAGGAGAAAATGGAAACACAACAGCCCAATCAGGTAGTAATGGTGGCGACACAGACGGAAAGTAAAGTTCTGGACACTGTAGTAAGAGAGTTACAAGAGGTCAAGAAAAAGATTGCAAATCTTGAAAATAAAACTGTTTTGGAAGCATTACAACTTCCGGAAGAAGATTTGAAATCCATAGGTATAATCAAGGAAGACCCAAGAAGAATTCGCAAAGGCAGAGGTGCCAGACCGCTTCTTGAATCAGAAATAAAAGAAGCTCAAGAACATTGTAATAATGCTACAGCCTGTGCTAAGTATCTCAACGTAGGATATAATTGTTATAAGAAGTGGGCAAAGACCTACAACATATTCAAAACAAATCCTTGGGGAAAGGGCGACAGAAAAAGATATTGGGCTCCAGATAAAGGTAAATATCCACTCAATCAAATAATTGAAGGTAAATTTCCAAATTATCCCATTTATAGGCTTAAAGATTTACTTATACGGAGTGGCACCAAGAAGGCGGAATGTGAAAGATGCCATCACAACGAGCATCGTATAACCGATAATAAAATGCCATTATTGATAAGTTTCAAGGATGGCAATGAAAAAAATCATCTACTTGAAAACATAGAAATATTATGCTACAATTGTATGTTTTTAACTGGACGGGGATACATACGCAGAGGTAAAGTTGAATTTAATTTTTTAGACCCCGACAGAATTCAAGGTTCTTCTCGAAAGATTGAGGCTCGATTTTAATTCATTCTATTTATAGGACAGAATGCAAACAGCAAATCACATCCTAGCAAAAGAGGGTATTTTAACCACGTTCTCAATAGCTAAAAAAGTAACCGCGAAAGATGTAAAAAAACTTCGTGAAAAGTTGAAGACTGCGAAGATGGACTCTGACCAATTAAAAGAGTTGTTAAGAAGTGCGGTTATAAAAGAAACACAGGCTGATATTGCATCCCATAAAATTCCGGGATTGATACTCGCTGGGGTGGAAGAAAATGAAGAGAAGAAAAGAATAATGGAGTTGACATATTTTGCTTCGGTTATAGCTAAAAAGTTGTCGGAGAAAAATATAGGAAAATATCACTCCTGTTATATCATTAATGCTATTGTAAATGTATTAGGATTAACGGAGGAAGATTTTGATGAATTCCACAGGAAGTTTTCAAGATTCAGAGACGGAATTGGCGGTAACGAAGAGTTGGATTAATTCCGACTGGATGAAAGAATGGAGAACTCTAGCCCTTCACTCTGATTTTGGTAAAAGAGATGGTTATTGGTATTATGACCTCAATACCAAGACTTACAAGTATGTCAATCTATTATAAATTCAACGAAACACATTATAATTGTATTCTACGTTTATCTGTAAATACGTATAATGTATGAAAGTTCATAATATTCATAACATCAATCGTCCAGAAGGGACTGTAGTATTTATAACAGGCGTTACGGGCCAAGATGGTTCTCACATGGCTGATTATCTTCTTCGAGAAACGAGTGCTTCTGTTGTTGGTGGTGTAAGACGTTTAAGTGTCGAAAATCATGATAATCTCAAACATCTTGAAAATGAACCCCGTTTTCAAACAATCAATTTCGATTTGACAGATTCTCATTCAATATACAAAATTATTGAGTGTATTCAGCCGGATTATTTTATCAATTTTGCTGCCCAAAGTTTTGTAGCTTCTTCGTGGGACTTCGCTCGTCAAACATGGGAATGTAATTCTACGGCGGTTTTGGATTGCTTGGAAGCCATCAAACG